GGCGGTGGCGGTGGCGGCGGTAATGGCAGAAAAATTAGAATACCTAAAAAGGTTACTAACGCATCGTTAACTTTAGGAGTCCCTAGTGACAATATACCTAGCTGTCTTGAACTTGGGGAAGATGAATGTGGTCGTAAGTGTGACGAATCGGCTGTAGATAATCCTTACCCATATACTGTAAATAGCGTTACGGTTAGCTTGTCTGATCCTGATGATCCTAGCGATTTGTGGTTTGTTAAGGTTTACTACAAAGGCGTTCAATATGCTAATGAGACTATGAGTCACGGGACTACTACTACAGTTAACATTAATCAAAGTGGCGAGCTTCAGTGGGGTGCGTCTCATGGCATTCGCGCTAGTGCTTGGAAGTCTAATAGCCCAGATCTTAGTGACTCTGCGTCTATTACTATGGCTCAGCCGTGCGACCCAGACCCTGACTGCGGAGAACCTTGCTCCGGTGATGGACCTTCTTGATTGCTTATATGTAGTCTATGAAAGACTTTCTTAAAGCAATTATACTAAGAAAGGGTGCTAGGAAGGCGGTGTGTGAAGCACTGGTAGTTTCGCATAAGAACGGGCATAGCGGTGTTTTCTTATGCGGAGGGGATCACGTAATTTCTCAAATGGATAGTTATGCTTCTGTAACTATACACTCACCGTCTTGTGTAGTTATACCGTCTGATTTTTGCCTAAAGTTATATGGTGCTGTTGATTCTATGACTGAGGCTGATGAAGATAGGCCGTTATTTAGGTTAATATCTGAGGCTGCTGAATCTAGAGGCATAGCAGTAACTTATGACCCCGCTCTTAGAGTAAAAGATAAGCCTAGTCATAGTATTAAAGATTATGCTGAGTATTCTGCTCTTGACTTAAGTTTTCTTAAGCAAAGCAAGAGAGAAGAATTTATTAACGGTGAAACTATTGAGGGATGCCCTACAGAATCTCATTACGGCGTAGGAGTTACTAGGGAATGCTCTACAGACACACTTAGTGTAGATAGTGCTGTGGTAGCTATGGACTCAGGCGTGTTACCTGATCTTGAGCCACTACTTGTTACTTGGACTTACTTTACTGGAGGCAAGCCAATATCTGTTTATTGCGATGAAATAGTTGAGTCTGAGATTATTAAGCTAAAGGATAAGTATGATATGCCTTCTGTTAATGCCTTTAAGACTATCACTACAGAATCATTATCTTTGGCAAGGGCTGAGCTTAAGAACTTAACTAATCAGAGCGATTATTGGAAGCCGGATATTATTATGTGGAAGCTTATGGCTCTTAAGCAAGAAGTAGAGCGGTTAGAGGGAAAGGGCGTGCTGCTTCTTGATTCTGATATTGTTTTTTGCTCTGATCCGTCAGAGTCGTTTACTGAATGCGATGCGGTGCTGTCACCTTTTTATTGGGATAATCCTTTTAAGAAAATAACAGATGTTTATGACGGTAGGAGAAAGTGCATAGTAGAGCGTGACGGGTTTTACAATGCGGGATACCTACTAACTAGCAATCCTGATCTGGTTGAGTTTTGGATTGATCTTTATCGTGAGGGCGTAGGCGGCTTTTATGAGCAGTGGTGCATGGGTAAAATCCCTCAAAAATACAGAACTCAAGTATTTAGCACCCTACATAATCATGGTATTTGGAGAGGTAGCGAACCTCCTAGTAATATCAAGTCTTTACACATACACCAGATAACCCCTATAGTTACTCAAGAAAATTACTCGATTTACTCCGCTGCTGAGTTATCTTTCACTGAAGCTAAAAACTCAATACTATTATGATCTTTTGCCAAGATAAGAAAATCGTAGAAATATCTGTTCCTCACACTGGATCTAATTCTAGGAGAGAATATCTGAGTAATTTAGAAGATTTTGGATTACAGCCAAGGGATAACCCTCATTTAGTTGCTTCTGAGGTATCTGAGCTTATTGGGCCTGAGGAGTATGCTGAGTGTTACACTTATTCAGTTAGGCGTAATCCACTGGAATATATGGTCTCTTGGTATGAGAATTCGCTTAAGAAGGCGGCTAAGTCTAATCGACCAGTTCCAAGTAAAATGCAAAAGGGGTTTAACAAGTGGATTAATAGGCTTGGAGAAGACCCTGATAGCCCAGCTAATGCTCCTCACTTATCTAATCACACTAAATACTGGCAGAACGATAACGGGGAGATTATCGTGGATAACATTATTCTGTTTGAGGATAGAAAGTCTGAGTTCCTTGATATTGTAGGTAGTCATGGAGGTGATATTACCCTTACTCTTAAGAAGAAAGTTAAGAGTCTTGGTCATAAAAGGTTTATGAACTACTACAATATGTCTACCGCAGAAATAGTTAGGCAGAGGTTTGCTTTAGACGTAGAAATCTTAGGCATTCCTCCTTCTTGGAAGGGGTGGTAAGTGCATGGTTTCCGCTTCTCACAGATTCTCTGATATACACGTTCCCAAGACAGGAGGGACATCTCGCAAGGAAGCCTTTATCGAGGCTGGCGTTTTAGTGATACCAGGTATGGATCATGCGCCGCTGCATAATTTAATTAAGGTAGTTCCTAAGTTTGATGAGTATTACACCTTCTCTTTTAGAAGAAATCCGTTAGAAGTAACGGCAAGCCTGTTCTTTTACTGGAGAGATGGCTTAGAGGAAGGCAATGCCCATAAAATTCCTTACGATTCTGATTTTAGAGCTTGGGTTAAAAGTTACGTAAAAGACTTGCCTTTCTTTAGGATTAGAGAGCTAAGTGCTCATTGTTTTTACTGGAAAGATTGGGACGGCAACATAGCCGTTGATGATATTTTCTTGCTTGATGATATTAGCGAGAAGTGGCGTGTAATATGCGATAAGGTTGGCATACCTCCTGTTGAATTAGGTAGGCTTAATGCCTCTACTACTAAGCCCTCTGATCTGTCTGGTTTATACGATTCTGAAAGTGCTCGTATTGTTCACAGTAGGTTTGAAGAGGATTATGATCTTTTAGGGGTCCCTGACTGCTGGAGATCTTACAAAGAAACTTGACTATTTTTACCCTGACCTTAGACTTTACTTAAGTCTCTTACTAAGCCTTTTCTGGGCTGGAGACCTATTAATTCTAACTACTAATACTATGGTGCAGAAACTTAAATCTAGAAAGCTGTGGGTTCTTATTTTGTCTGGGGCGGTAACTACGCTCGGAGTTGAGTTGGGGCTATCTGCTGATGCAGTTCAATACTTCGTAGGACTCGTCGCATCTTACCTAATTGGTCAGGGCATTGCTGATGCCGGAGCAAAAGGATCTTCGCAAGGAAGCAACTAATTTGCCCTTCGTGCAAATAATCTCTTAGCATTACCCCTATACTCTTATAAGGAGTTGGGGGGGTTTTGCTAAGTTAAAGGTTCCGTTAGTATGAGCCAAGTCCGACAATATGTAGAGCCTACTAAACTAGGTAGGGTTATGCGGCGTGGCTGTCGTGGCGCAGACGTTAAATTAGTTCAGACTATACTTCAGAGAGAAGGGTATTTTAAAGGGACTCCTCTCGGAAATTTTTTTAGTCTTACTGAAGAGGCCGTTAGGTATTTTCAGAATACTCACATTGGTAAAGACGGTGAGTTTCTTGCAGTTGATGGTGCTGTGGGACCTAATACGTGGTGGGCTTTACATAATCCTAACGGTAGTGCTCAGCGTAATTTTATACCTACCGAAGAGACTGCTGTAGTTGAGAGCGATAAGCGAATGAGGTTCGTGTCTACTCTCTATAAGATGCACAAGGATGGTATTAAGGAAATTCCTGATGGATCTAATTACGGAGGTGATGTTACCCTTATATGCAATTCATGCGGGTTCTCTTACGGCATTTATTGGTGCTTAGCGGCACTTAGCTACGCTTGGAAAGAAACCTTTAATAGCGCACCTTTGGGGGCTATGCACGTTCATTGCTCTACTTTTTGGAATGAAGCAGTCGTTCGTGATTGCTCATTTCCTAAGCTGGATTATGAGCCTATGCCTGGTGATATTGCTATTTATAACTATAAGGGTGGCCTAAAAAGCAGTGGTCGTTTGGCTGGAGCAGGTCATGCCGCTGCTGTAGTTCGTGTAGACCATGATGGTTCTAGGTTTAATGCGCTTGAGGGTAACGTGGGAAATCGCTTTAAGCACTCTATTAGACGAGAAAGTGAAGCTAGCCTTGTGGGGTATGTTAATCTCTTTGGAGATGCGTATAGTAGACCTAATTTTAAAAAAGGTGTAACTTCTGCTCCTGAGATTACAGTCTCGCTTGCAGATAGTAGATAAAATGGCATATTATTACTAAAAATCTGAAGGGCGACAGAACAACTTCAGACTGATATGCCTACTGCAAGAAGCGATACTAATATGACTACGGCACAACTTGGACGCAGAATGGATCGCGTCGAAGTAGACGTAGGTGAGCTTAAGACTGAGGTGGCTAAAACTACTAGCTCTGTCGAGGGTATGCGCTCTGATATGAATATCCTCTTTACTAAGATGGATCAAGTCATTACTAGCACTAGCCAAGTTGCAGCATCTAAGGATCATATAGCTACTAAATATGTTACTTGGGGTATTGGGTTAGCCTTATCTACTTTGTTAGCGATGGTTAGTATCGGTATTACCGTTACTGGAGCCGCTGGAGGAGTGGGGATATGGGCTATGAACTCTGGAGACGATAAACTCGCTGTTAGGTTTGACGGACAGTATGAGAATGTTATGTCCGGTATTAATGTTATTTCTCAGGACCTAAAAGATAACGTTGATAAGTCTGATCAGTTTGATGATCGTTTAAGACTGCTAGAGCAGCAGGTATCTACGCTAGGCGATAAGTAAAAGTTAGTGTTTTCGTGTATAGCCTATTTTCACTGAGGTGAAAACTTAAGTTTTAGAGAAAACATTTTTATTTATTGCTTGCAAAGATTCGGATAGGTGCTAACGTGTAGTATGCCTAGACCTATTATACTTAGCGATAGACTATTAGACACTTTTATTAATATGGGGTGTGAAGTGCTAGTAGCTGCAAAGAAACAACTGTCTCTTTTCTCGGAGGATTCTAATGCAGAAGTTCTTTACGATATGCAAGCTGAAACCTTCTCTTTTCAGAACACGGAGGGAGAACCTCTGGAGACACCTAAAGTTAAAGCAGTTAGATCTAGAAGAATTGAATGTGATTGAGTTACAGTAAAAACTTTGTATTTTTAGCTTGCAAAGATTCGTATTTGTGCTAAGCTAATAACGGGCATAGTAGAGGCCCAACCATTGTATGAAAAACAACGAGTTATATCAGAGCAAGATACGTGTTCTCTGCGGTAGCGGAGTAGGCGTTATTTACACTAGAACACGCGAACCTTTCCGAGCTATTGAGGCTTTACAGGAATACGCTTTTACTAAGGACCTTCCCTTTAACTTGTGGAATATCCGAGACGGATGGATTACGAGATTACCTTCTGACGATCCAGACAGCACACCAAGTAAGGAAGAGATACTTGATCCATTCTCAGCTATGAAGTGGATCTTAGGCGTTGGGGGTGGGGCTGCAAAGGATAAAGGTATCTTTGTTATGCACGCGCTGCATCCTTGGCTTAATAAGCAGCAGCATCCTGGTATTATTGAGTGCTTGCGTCATTATGTAAGAGATATGTCTGAGCTACCTAGGGTCAGGCTTATTATAGTAAATCCTGAGACAGAGAACTTACCAGAAGAGCTTTCTCACGATATACCTATACAAGACTTTGATCTTCCTAACTCCGATGAGAGGCGGGATATTTTACAGTATGTTATTGAGTCTTCTACGCCGCCTAATGAAGAAGTCCCTAAGATGTTTACAGACTCGGAGTATGATCAGCTTGTAGCTGGGTCTGGGGGTATGACTCAAATGGAATGCGAAGTATCTTACTCTAAGGCTATTGTAGAAAATAAGCCAGAAGAGGGTGATTGGCATAACATCTCTTTTGATTCGTATAACGGAACAGTCTTAAATCAAAAGACTGAGGTGGTTAAACAGTCTGATATACTTGAACTTATGTCACCCGTTGACATTAGCGAGGTTGGAGGTCTTGATCGGATTAAGCAATGGGCTGAGATTGCTAAAGATGCCTTTACCGAAGAAGCTAAGGCTGCGGGGGTAGATACGCCTAAGGGAATTAGTGCTATCGGTCCTCCTGGGACGGGTAAGACTCTTTTCGGAAAAGCAGTGGCTAATATCTTTGGTATGCCTCTTATTAGGTTTGACATATCTAGGGTTTTCGGATCGCTCGTAGGTCAGTCAGAAGGTAATACTAGATCGGCAGTCAATCAGATTAAGGCTATGGCTCCTTGCGTAGTTCTGGTAGATGAGGTGGATAAAGGGCTTGGAGGGGCGCATAATTCGTCAGGAGACTCTGGAGTTTCTAAACGTGTGCTTCAGATCTTATTGACTGAGATGCAAGAGGCTACGGAAGATATATTCTGGATGTTTACAGCTAACAGGCATGAAGGTCTTGATCCCGCACTTTTGCGTAAAGGTAGAATGGACGAAGTGTTCGCAGTGCTACCGCCTAACAGAGAAGAGCGTGAAGCCGTTCTTCGAATTCACCTTAAAAAGCGTAAGTGTGATCCCGAGAACATTAAGGACCTTAACTTCGCTATAGATGCTTCTAAAGGATTCGTGTCCGCTGAGTTGGAAGCCGCTGTATCTGAAGCTAAGAAGCATAGCTTTCATACCAAGGTTAAGATGTCGGGCGCACTTATTGCAGATATGCTAGGGCAGATGAAGCCTATTAGCGTGGCGTTTGCTGATGATTTTAACGGTATGTTAACGTGGGCAGAGCATAATGCTCAGCCTGCATCATCTACCCTAGAAGAAGAAGCGAATCCTAAATCTATTGAGAAGGCTAAGCGTCCTCGTAGGCGCAGCGTAGCTACTAAATAATTTGCACACCGTGCAATACTAATAATTATGCCAGTAATAAAAACAAGAACGGGTAACGTTAATCTAAGAACTTCTTCTGGTAAGTGTTATTTATTTCATAGCCCTACTGACGGTGGCAGAGAAGTATTTATAGACTCTGCTAGTCCTGAGGCTGGAATAAAGAAGCTGGGTAAACCTTCTTACTTTGCAGCTATAAAAGGACGTAAGCCTGATATTAGCGGTAGGTTTATTGAGCAGAAGTTTTACGTTAGGCAAGGTGAAGTATTAAAGTTATTTATTACAGTAAACCCCGGCTTAGGTAAGATGGAGTTATCTGGGTCTGTTTTCCTTAGGGTTAGGAAGAGTGCAGCGTGCCGTCGCCTACACATAGACCTTACTAATAATTATGACGCATCTTTTAGAGACGCTACTATAGAAGGCACGTTTGATATAATTAGTGTTGAAGACGCTGTTAAGCTTGGATGTAAAGTCCCTAAAGCATTCTTTGCCTTAGCGTCCTCTACAATGAGACGAAAGTTGCTTACTAAAGACGATATATTACTTCAAGAAGAGTCTCCTCCTCCGCTGATTGTGGAGAAGACTTTAGAGGATAAGAAAGTAGTCGTTAGTAAACGTAGACGATCAATAGAACTTTAAATGTTTAAAAATTGCTTGCAAATATTCTATTCTGCGCTAAGCTTAATAAGTTAGACAGAACACTAACACAGTTAAATAAATGAGTCACACAACTGAGATTAAAAGTGTCCCACTAAGGGATGAGGCTGCTATAAGGCAAGCCGTTCGGGAGTTGGAGAATGCTGGGGTAGACTTGGAGTTCCTAGAGAATGTAGTTCCTCGTATGTATTACCGCAATCAATCTGGTGCTTGCGATTATGTCATTAAGCTTCGACAAAGCCGATATGACGTAGGTCTTAAGAAACAGGATGACGGTAGTTACTCCGCAGTCTTTGATGCTTGGGATGGAGACATTCGCTCGCAGATAGGAGCTAAGTATAGGGTAGCTAATACTGATCACAAGGCAGAGAACATTGGCAAGTTCCTCCAGCAGTATTCTAAGCACGCAGCGATGAATGCAGCAGTAAATTCCGGCTATCAGGTTCTTGGAGAATCCTTAGACGAAGGGACCGGAGAGATTCATCTAGAGTTGGCAGTAGCTTAATACTAATTGATAGAAAGGTCTGTTTTATGAGCGGCAAAAGAATTATAGTTAAGATTGATTGTATCGGTAATCCTGTAGTGGAGGCCGAGGGTTTTATTGGGGATTCGTGCGTATCGGCTACTAAGCCTATCGAAGAAGCCTTGTCTGGTGGAGCAGCTAACGTTGTTCACGAGAAGCCTGAGATGCATCAGCCTAACACTGACGAACTCTCTGACACAGAGAATATGTATATTTAAGAAGCAGTGCAGGGGCGGTTATCACAATTTCATAAGTGCCGTGCTTCTCGGCGTGATAATCCGTCCCTGCTACCTTTACACTACTTACACACTACACTAAAATGGCGAAACAACTTATTACGGTAGGGCCTGACGGCTCTCTATTCGGATTAGACCATAAGAGCAAGGGCTTAAATTTGAGGTCGCTTGGAAGAGGAGAAACTAAGCGTGCTACTCTTGTAGAGTTTGATGAAGAATTACAGATGTGGTATATCCGATGGGAGGGGCAACGGTCTAACGAAGTTTGGACCTATAATACTGTATGGGACCCTCAGGGATTAATTCGTGGCGAGCTATGCAAGCACCCACCTTTTTCTGCGGTTAAAGCTTATACGGGAGCAGACAATAAACCCGATAACATACCGCTCTGGGAGAATTACGAAGATGCGGTTGCCGCTGAGGTTGAAGTTATACAAAAGATGCAAACCTTAGGTTATCGCTCATAAAACTTTTAGTGTGAGGTGTTCAAACAGACCTGCCCACCGAGGAGATTGTGAATCCAAGGTGGGCAGGCAGAACACGAGTCACACAGCAATACAACTGAATAGCATGATATTCGCACACTGTGCAAAGCCTGTCAAATATTAATGGCTAAGAATGAATACCGTGATTGGAAATTCGTATGGGAAGTTCATCGCACTATACTTAGGGTCTGGTTCCGAGACTGCACATCGCTTGAAAGGCTTGCACTACTATTTGTATTTGATCGAACTCTGGGCTGGGGAAAGCGCGAAGAGAGGATTAGTCGCCGTCAATGCGTGGAGGGTATATGGGATGATAAGGGCCAATGCATCGCTTCGCCTTTTGCGTCTAATGTTAGGAGAGCAGGTGACATACTTAATTCGCTTGTTGATAAAGGTTACCTCCTATGTAGGGATTCTAGGTTATGCACTGACCGCTCTAAAGTATATGAGCTTAATCGTATGAAGATGCCTAAAAGATTACGAGAAGAGGGGGACGAAAGTGTATCTATCGACGGGGACGAAAGTGTATCTATCGAGGGGGACGAAACCGGCCCTGTCATAAGGAAGAGCAGCAAAAGGGAAGAGAGACAAAATAGTAATAGCGTGGACGCTAAAGCGTCCGAGGTGGAAGTTGATGCCTCTTCTCGTTACAAGACTAGGATTGAAGAAGTTCGTAAGAGATCTAAGTCTAAGCGTAAAGCTGCGGCAGAGAAAGGTGTTAGGGTTCGTGGAGATTCTGGGTTTGTTCCCACGAACGGCGCATTCGTTATACTTTGGAAGGGGTTGTTTATTGAGCATTTTCCTAAAGAGGCTCCCGCGCCCTTATCGTCATGTGTTAGATCTATTATGGTCCGTTACGCAAAGGCTTGGACTAAGAATAGAGATGAAGGAGAGTTTATGTCTTACCTTGAGTTCTTATTTCAGAATTGGCTTCTTATAAGATCTACATCGTTAGGGTGGATGAATGATGCTCCTCGTTTTCCGGTGGCAGAGATGATAGTTAGTGTAAAGCTAAGAAGGATCTTTGAGGTCGCTTACGCTAACGAAGAGCGGTGGGATAGGCTTGCTAAGATGAATGAGCTTGAGCGGCGTGCTGAAGAGCTTCGTGAGAAGGGCATGGACCCAGAGAAGGCGAAGCAGATAGTGGCTGAGGAGTTTGGTTATGCCGATAAGCTTAAAGAGCTTAGGCTTGAAAGAGAGAAGATTAAAGTCTTGCGAGATCAAATGCGTAAGGAAGGAAGAATTGCACAGCGTGCAAAACCTAAGTCTAAGTTAAAGTCAGGAGGCGGCACGTTTGATGATTGGATTGATGAGTAATATTGACATTGAAGAAGGAGAGCATCATAAGATTCCATCAGAGGATATCTTACGTGCTATGAGTTATGCCGGTGTTCCTATGAGTTACCAAGACCCTGATCTCTCTATTATGGAGCAGGGTAAGGTAGGGACTAGGCTTGGTCTGTGGCTACGAACAGGAGGGGCTAAAGGTCTGAGCAAGAGGGGCAGGGTTTTAGAGGTAGTAGGAACTGAGTCAATAATATGTGATGCTTTTTATATGTTTGTGAGAGCTTTGGTTATTAGGAGGGTTCCTGTCTTCGCTTTAGATTGCGATACCCTATGGTCTATTATTGAGGCTGGGTCTCCTATGCAAGATGATCGTTTAGACGGCAGGGGAGTTCTTGCTATTGATGGTTTAATTACAGAGGATAGGCTCCCTTTTTCAGCAGACCAGATGGCTAGGATTGAGTGGTTTCTTCTAAGGTGGCTATCGTCTGGAAAGTCGTTAATTATGCTTAATGATGTCCCTTTTATTACAGAAGAAAGCACCCCGCAAAGTAACCCATTCTCTAATAGATTTATTAACCGCCTTAAGCAGCGTCAGATCTCAATTACATAAATATGTCAGCAGCAACTAATTTCCTAAGATCAATTATTGATTCTGGTCAGGTAGCCCTTTTACGAAGAGCAACACCTGAGCTTTTTACTGAAGAAGAAACTCCTGCCTACGAGTGGATGGTGTCTTATGTAAATAGATACCGAGAGGTTCCATCTATTGATATTGCTACACAGGAGGGTTTTACTTTCCCTAGTAATCGCAGACAGGCTAGCCCAGAATATTATTATGATACGCTTAGGGCTAGGTATGGTTATACCGAGGTTAACGAGCGTAATCCGAAGTTCGTAGAGGCTATGCGTAATCAAGATACGCAGGGTATGCTCAATGTCCTTAGAGAGATGACTCAGGCAGCAGCGTCTGCTATAGAGTCGCAGCGTTATTCTACTCTAGGCGATGAGATGGATGCTGTAGTTAGCGATTATAGAGAGGCTAAGCGTAATCCAGGACTTAGAGGAGTGCCTACTGGCTGGGAGACTGCTGATGCTGCTACTAACGGTCTTATGGGAGGCGACTTAGTGGTTATAGTTGGTAGGCCGTCGCTAGGTAAGTCTTGGATGATGATGGAGATGGCTAGGAATGCTAACGAGGCTGGACACTCTGTTGCCTTTACATCTATGGAGATGAGCCTTATGCAGATTGCTAGGAGGTGGCTTGGTAGGACTACAGGCATTAATCCTAACATGATAAGGGCCGGAGAGATTGGCACTTACGCAGAAGAGGAAATGCTCCGAGAGGTTGAGCGTCTTAAGAGTATGCCTAATCCTGTTCATTGCCTTGCAGGGGATATGAGAAAAAACGTAGCTGGGGTTGAAGGTATGATCTTAGAGTTTTCCCCTGATATAGTCTTTGTAGATGCAGCTTATTTACTTTCTCCGGCAGGGGCGAAGAAGGGGTATATAAGCAGATGGGAATCTATTTCTGAGGTGGTGCGCGAGCTTAAGGAGTTATCGTTACGTTACAATGTTCCCGTTGTTATATCTGTGCAGTTTAATAGGAACCAGAGAAACAGTAGCACGAAGGAGTTTGATCTTGGAGATATTTCTGGGTCTGATTCTATTCCTCAGGACGCATCAATAGTTTGGGGTATAAGAAAAGGTCAGCAGCCTTTTGCAGAGCAGCAGAGGATTCTTGAGTTTATGAAGAACCGTGAAGGAGAGACACCACGCTTTGCTACTAATTTTAGCTTTTATCCAGTTAGATTTAATGAAGTTCCTTTGCTTGATGAAGAGGAAGGAGAGGTAGAAGACCTAGTAGATTGGATGGAGTGATATGAAAGAGGCGAATACAGAGAATCTTAATATACGTGAAGGTAAAAACCCTACCATTATCGTTATAACGGATGCTATATCTGAGACCTTATGGGATGCCAGCAGAGTTATGAGCGTCCCTGCGGCTAAGTTTTTTATTACTCAAGCTAATAAGTGTGGGTTTAGCCAAGACGATTTTGTATTTATTAATCCGTCTCCACCAATCCCAGCAGAGGACGCAGACTCTGCCTCCCGTTTAGGTAAGTTTATAGCTGAGTATCGTGAGGAGTTTGTCGAGGCTTTGGGTAGGTATTTGCCTAATGCTAGGCTTATTATACCGCAGGGAAATCTCGCGCTTAGGCAGCTTTCTGGTAGACCTTCTGCTATTACTAAATCTCGTGGAACATTTAAGACCTATTCATCAACAGGAACTATACCTGTCTTGCCTACGCTTAGTCCTATGAACGTATTAGCTCGACCTGAGGTTAACGACATCTATGTTTCGGATTTTCAACAGGTGAGATCTTTAAAGGATCATAGCTGGAATGTTGATACTTTTCTTAAGGGTGGCTTAGATGATGGATATGATTGGTGTCTTGATTTAAGTGACTTGCTTGAGAACCGCCCAAAGGCTATGGCGGTTGATCTGGAGACTGTAGGGCTGAGGGCGTTAGAGCCTTCTTACCGTGTCCTTTGCGTTAGTCTTACTTCAGAAATAGGTAGTGCTTATGTTGTTCCTTTGGATATTGATTATTGGAATGATGCTACGCTTTTTAGTAATGAGTCTGCTGAGATGCCTAGGCTTAATACTCGTCTTAGAAGTAAGCTTATTGCGGATCTAAAAGAACTTATCGAAGACCCTGACATAGCTATTACAGGTCATAACTTTAAATTTGATGTGCATGGATTAGCTACCTTAGGCATTAATGTGCAGGACAATTGGTATTGTGATTCTATGCAGCTTGCTTTCGTGTGTGACGATAATATGCTGACTAAGACCCTTGACGATTGCACCCGCCGCTGGGTTCCTGAGATGGCTGGTTATGCCGATGATTTTAATGCTCGTGTAGACAAGTCGAAGATGCACACTGTTGAGCATGAGGACATGAGATCATATGCTGGAGGAGATACAGACGCGACATATAGATTAACTAAGGTGTTACTTAAAGAAGCGAAAGAGGATAGGAGAAATTGGGATGCTTACACTAAGGTTCAAATGCCATCACTTCGCACGTTCGTTAAGATGGAGCGTCAAGGAATTAAGATTGATGTCGAGGCTCTTACTTCCCTTGGAGAAGACATAAAGGCTAGGGAGCAAGAGCTTTATCATCGACTGCTTCAAAATACACCTAGTCCGGTGCTTAGGCGGCACGAAAGTAATTGGAATTTTGGCTCACCTAATTTTGTTAGGGATATACTGTTTGGGGCTGGAGGTATTAAAGACGATAGCGGTAAGAGCTTGAAGCCTACAGAGTTTACTAAGAGCACCCGTAAGCTTAAAGGGGATGATAGGTTACCTTCTACTTCTAAGGACCATTTAATTAATTTTCAGCATATTGATTATGTTAGAGATTACATGGAATACGCTACCCTTAAGAAGATGAGCGGAACTTATGTAGGCTCTGACGAATCTGTAGTTGTAGAGCCTCTTAAGCGTCTTAAAAGTGGCGGCTATACCGCCAAGGTCCAAGAGGCGGTAGAGAATGCTTTAGGTTCTGACTTAGGTAAGTCAAAGGCTGTTAGGAGGCGGCGCAGCGGCGTTAAAAAGGATTCGGGGTCTGTGGATATTCCTTTTGGCAAGCAGCGTCTTAGAGTGGACGAGAGCGGCAATGTGAGCAAGGTGATCTATGAGCCTCCTACTGGATTTTGGCAATACTTACAGAACAGAGAAGAATGCCCTAAAATACACCCGTCCTTTTATCTACACCGAACTGTTACTGGACGAACTGCGTCTAGCGACCCAAACGCTCAAAATATACCTAAGCGGGGAGCCTTGGCTAAGTCTTTTAGGAAGATCTTCGTCCCTACAGAAGGCTATTCTTTTATTGAGTCTGATCTGAGTCAGGCTGAGATTAGGGTTGCTGCTTGGATGGCTAATGAACGTAAGATGATAGACATCTATAAGGCAGATGGAGATATCCATTCAGCTACGGCAGCTACCGTTATGGGGGTTAGTTTCGATAAGTTTATGAAGGGTAAGGCTATGAAAGATACCCTGCTTATTGATTGCGTATCGGATTGGGCAGGTGCTTCTCAGAAACTTAGGGAGATGAACAAATCTGAGAGGGATAAATATACGGTGTCAGATTTTTGCGATTTTAAAAGATTTCAAGCTAAGGCGGTTAATTTCGGCTTTCTCTATGGTATGGGCTGGGCTGGGTTCCGAAGATATGCTCGTATTGATTATGGCATTGATATGACAGAACAGGAGGCTGTTGATATACGTAATGCTTACTTCGCTGAGTATCCAAGGCTGCAACAATGGCATAGAGCTATGAGTGAGTTCGTGCAGAAAAATACTTATGTTAGAGCCTTACACGGTGCGCTGAGAAGATTACCAAATGTAGAATCTATTGATGAGAATATTGCAGGTGGTTCTGTTCGTCAGGCTATTAATAGTCCGGTGCAGCGGTTTGCTTCTGACCTTGGCCTTATAGCTATGACTAGGTTAGCTAGGGATGTTGATTTGAATTTGATTAGACCTGTTATGTTTATTCACGATGCGGTTATTGTAGAGGCTAGGAACGATATCTTAGAGGATGCAGCCTCTGCTCTTCGCTTTTACATGGAGACTCCACCACTTAAAAACTGGTTCGGCTTGAACGTCCCTTTGCCTATTAAGGCAGACGTTTCTGTTGGTTCTAATTTGGCTGAGATGGAAGAACGTCCTGACATTGAGGCTATAAAACCTTCGTGGTATCAGTCTGGAGAAAAACCACCTGAGAATAACAATACGCTAGGTAAGGCGTGGGCTAAGAAACGGCAACGAGGTATTGTTCTTACAGATTAGTTTGCACTTCGTGCAAATCTTTCCGAAAAATTGCTTGCAAACATTCTGTTTCTGTGCTATACTAAATCTATGAAAGAAAAAGCAACTAGGCGCAGACGCGCAGTCTTATCTACAGAAGAGCCTACTAAGGATGAATCTCCTACAGGGGTTACTGGTAATATGAAGGAGTTAGCTGTTGAGCTATACGTAGCTAACAAAAGAGCAAACGAGGCAGCTAATAAAGCTAAAAAGGTCCGTGCTGAGCTTCTTAAGCAGATGAGAGAGTCTGGAGTTGAGGACTTTGAGGTTAAGGCTAGAATTAATGATAAGGACATTATCCTTGATTCTGAGATTAAACCCGGAAGGTCTACTACGGTTATTGACCCAGCTAAGTTCCGTAGCAAGGTAGATGATTCTATCTTTATTGCTTGCGCTAGTATCGGAGTTACTAAGGCTAAGGCATTATGCCCTACTGACGTTATCGCTGAGATTAGCACAGCTAAGGTCGGAGACCCTAACGTAGTTGTAGGTCCTCGTAAGTGATTGATGGAAGAGGTTAAAAAATTCCTTAAGAGTAAAAACAGGAAGAAGGTCCCTTCTCCTTTGTGCGGCGACCTTACTGTTAGGATTACAAAAGTAACTCTAGAAGGCTTTACCTTTGTATGTAGATCTCAAGGCTACAATACTCTTAAGTTTGAGGAGTTGGAGCAGATACACATAGATAGAATGTATGGGCGGGTATGAAAGAAGAGCCTCTTAGAGAGTTGCTGAGCGAGATAGATGTCGAGGTTATTCATAAGAATGGCAGAGGGTGGCTAGTAAGCCAGTGTCCCTTTGCCCCTTATCTCCATGAGTTTGGAACTGACCGTAACCCTTCGTTTTTCGTTAAAGTAAACCCTTCTGGGTATTCTGGGTTTAATTGTTTTACTTGCCATCAGAGAGGTAATCTAACAGGTCTACTTACTAAGCTTGGTAACTACCGCGAGGAAGACTATAATAGTCTAATCATTCGCGCTATGACGGAAGAGACTCCTGAGAATTTTGAGGAGTGGGATAAAATTAGAGAGGAAGAGAGAGTGCTTGAGGAGGTTGAGCCTTTAGATCCGGGTATGGCTCAACTTCACTTGTCTATGTATCCTTTAGCTTATGAGCATTTTGAATCTAGGAGATACTTAGTAGAGAGGGATATACAAGAACAAGCTGCGCGTCTTCTGGACTTGAGGTTTGATCCTGAGCAAAGAAGAGTTTTATTTCCTGTATATGGTTTTGACCGAGACTTGTATGGCTTTACAGGAAGGACAGTGTTACCTGATATTCAATGGCCTAGATCTATGGATAAGCGTAGCCGATATTCTAAAGTAAAAGATTATGCGGGTCTTAAGAAAGACAGACTTATACTTGGAGAGCATCTCGTGAGAGAAGATACTGATATACCCTTTTTAGTGGTAGAAGGCTTATTTGCCCTTGCCTCTATGGTTGATCTGGGGGTTCGTGAGTTCTGTGATCCAGTAGCTACGATGGGTTCTTACTTGTCTGATTCTCAGAGAGATATTATAGCGTCTTATGGTAAGCCCGTGTTTATGCTGTATGACAAGGATGCTGCGGGTGACTTAGGGTTGTTTGGTAAAGATAATGACTCTAGCTCTCTTGGGGCTATAGATAAATTAAGGGAGGAAGTTCCTACTGCTAGATGCCTATACCCTAAAGGTTTTACAGATCCAGATGAGCTTCATTATGACCATATTAAGTGGATGGTTACTAAGGGTAAATGTCAGTGGTATTAAAAATTTACTTGCGTATAATCATTCGCTGTATTAAGTTTCTAACGGCCCCGAAGGTGGGGTAACTAAATAAAAAAGATGGCAACATCAACTACAAGAAAAAGAAGGGCTTCTGCTGATGATAGCGAAGCAAAATCTGCTCCAAAAGGGCGTGTCGCAAAGATGATGGAAGAGGAGGCTAAGCGTCAAGATGCTAAGCGTTCCTCAGGCTTTATGCCTTTCCGCTTCTGGCTTACATCACCTGACTCTAAGAAGTTTAAAGAAGGCGATGATGAAGCTGAGATTATTATCTTAGATGAATCTATTGATAGTGGATTTGTCCGTTACGAGCATAATCTACAACTACCAGATCCTAATACAGGTAAGTCTACTTGGGGTAATATACGTCCTAGTCTTAAAGACTCTGACTTACCTTGTCCTATTAGTGCTAAGTATGGAGATCCATCACTTATGCTGTTTCTTACTGTGCTTGTGCTTAAGCCTTATACTACGAAGAGTGGCGAAGTCATTGAACAGTCTCGTAAGCTACTCCCTCTTACTAGAGGCCAGTATCCAGCTTTCGCTAAGCTTGAAGAGATAGCTATGAAGAAGCATGGAACTATGCGCGGTATGCTTCTATTTATGAAGCGTGAGCCGGGTGGAAAGACGTTTAGGACCGGAGTTCCTACTCTGCTTGATGACGGGACTATGTTTGATATGCTTAGTGAAGAAGACTTGATTGAAGATTTCGGTCACGAGGCTATGAAGAATCGAGATGGGAAAGTTTACAAACAAGAAAACGAAGACTTACAGCCATTTAATTATCGTGAGGTGTTCCCTCCCGTAGATCCAGAAGAGATTTATAAGGAGTTCGGGCATCCTGATGATCCAGCCGGATCACGCGCTGAATCTATCGTAGATAGTGGTGATGATCTTGATATGTCAGCACCTGCGGGGTCTAAGCGTAGAAGTCGGCGTAAAACTTCTGATGTAGAAGAGGAGAAGCCAAGCTCTACTCGTAGACGGCGTAGACCTGTTTCTGATGCAGAAGAAGCTGACGAGGTTAGCGAGGGTGATACGGAGGAGGTTGCTTCTGATGATGCTCCCGATGATGTTATCTGGGAGTAAGGTCTGATTCGCACTGTGTGCAAATTATATTAGGGGGTGGTTGTTATGGCTAGGTTAGATTCTATGTTATGGTTTAGGCCGGAGGAAGTTCCGGCTGGGAGATTAGACGTAGCATTGAGTAGACTTACTATACAACCGCCTCCTGATTATATGACTGAGGCGGCTAATGACCCTATCTATAATTGGAAAGAGAAGGATGGAGAGATAGGAGTTCCGATAAACTTTGGGCTTGATAGGTTTAGCGAATTAAAGTTTGACGATAACTTGTCTCTAGGCGAGCACAAGATTCCCGTTCGTAAACGACCTGATCCTAAGCATCCTAAGGCTCAACCCGGTCAGGAAAAATTCTTTAATGACGTTATTAAAGCATTAGAAGACAATTACACTGTATTAGCGTGCGCCCCTACTGGATCTGGAAAGACAGTTACCGCTCTTAACGCTATAGGCGAGTTCTCTAGGCCAGCACTTATTATTGTGCCTTCTAATGTTTTGGCTGATCAGTGGCAAGACGAAGCTGTTAATCACTTAGGGTTAGATAGGTCTGAGATTGGATCTGTAGGAGCGGGTAAGGAAGATTGGAAGGGGAAGTATTTAGTTACTGTAGTTTTACATAATTTATTTCTTAAGGAATACTCTGAAGAGTTTTACAGGTATTTTGGTTTTGTCTGCTGGGATGAGTGTCATAGGCTTGGGGCCGCTGAGTTTTCTAAGACAATGCCGCTGTTTCACGCTAGCTATAAGCTTGCAGTATCGGCTACCCCTAAGAGGAAAGACGGGTGCGATGATTTAGTGTTTAATTATTTTGGTCCTGTTAGAGTAAATTCTAAACAAGAAGGACTTGGTATTACCTGTTATAATGTTAGTTATCCTCATTATGGGGTTAGATGGATTGATAAGTGCAGAAGCGATGTTAAAGGTATGCAATACTTGGCTCGCCTAGAAGATAGGAACGCTATGCTGGTTAAGCTTGGAGTTAGATTTTATGATGAGGGTAGAAACGGGCTGTTCCTTACTAGGTTTAACGAGCACGTTCATCGGTTATCACGATTGTTAGCAGCAGAAGGAATACCTTGGGAAGATATTGGTCAGTTCTGTGGGGTTCGTGTAGACGAGGAAGGTAATGAAACTAAGAATAAACAGAGTTACTTAAAGACTGTCAAAGAATCGTGTCCGATTATTGTTGCAACTTATGCTATGATGAAGGAAGGTGTTGATATACCACGTATAGATGCTGGCGTAGAAGCACTTCCAATAGCTGACGGTATTCAAGCTATAGGTAGGGCACGAAGGCCACACCCAGATAAACCTGATCCTATATGGTTCTCTATTACAGATACAGGCATTAATAAGTTTCAAGGTTATGCTAGGGCTAGACTTAGGGGGTATGAGAATGATGGCAACATTACTTTAAAGAAGATAAAATATAGTTCAATATGAGTGCAAGTAACAAACAGGCGGGTCCCGGTAGGCCAAGAAAATACGCTACACAAGAAGAAGCTGATGAGGCTCGTAGGAAGCGTAATAAGGAATATCAGAAGAAATATCTTAAAGTTAGGCGAGAGCGTTACGAGAAAGATGCAGAGTATCGGCGCAAGTGTATTAAGCGTTCTCGTAAATCTTACAGAGATTCTACAGGTAGCTTTGAAGCTAAAGGATTTGGGGGTCACGCAGGTAACGCTGCGGCCTTTACGGTTACTAGGAAGATGAAGATAGGTAGCTCTACTAGATCTAAGAAGGTTCTTACTATAGACAAGATGGCAGAGGTTATAGGTATTGTTCCTAAAGTATTGTCTGGTTGGATTGAGTCTAACAAATTTCCAAGACCTACACGTTCTACTGTAGAAGGCCAGAGAGTTTTTACTGTTAAGGAGGCTGATGGATTAGCTAGAGTTCTTAGGGATGGTCTTGCAGGACGTTCGGCTTTTAGGGCAACCGATAATTTGGTTATCATAGAATTACATGAGAAGATGACCGAGCTTAATAAATAATGACAACAGCAAAGAGATCAAGAAGGTCTGTCAAGCATGGAGAAGCTACAACGGGGACAAGTCCTGTTAGCTTTGAAGTGACGGGCAAAGAGACTGAGGGCGAATTAGGATCAGTAGAAGTCGGAGGTGGGCTTACTAAGAAAGTAAGCGAGTTCGATTTTGTGAAAGTTCACGTTAATGTTGTAGTTCCGTGCGGTGTAACCGACAAGGATTATGACGAGGCTAAGGAAAGAGCTTCCGCTCTGGTGGAGAAATACTTAGACGAAGAATACGATAAAGCTATGGAAGGAGCGGAAAATTGATTCGCACACCGTGCAAAGAACACAGTTACATTTATGGCAACTACAGTAAGAAAGAGAAGAGCAACAACAATACGGGCATCAGGTTTACCAGAGGATGCGTTAGAAGCTATACATAGGGCAGAGAAGAGATCTGGCAAGGGTGCTGTTCTTAGAGGAGATCAATTACCTAGGTGTAATCATATACCTACAGGATCGTTTATACTTGATTTAGCGTTATTAGGAGGATTTCCTCAGTCGTTTCCTACTATGGCTTACGGCAAAGAATCTACGGGAAAATCAACCCTTCTTCTTAAAGGCTTGGCACAATACCAGAAAAAGAATCCAGACCGAATAGTAGGTTTGATAGACTCTGAGGGTCTTTATGATCCAGATTGGGGTGCTAAGCTTGGGGTTGATACTACTAGGATGCTAGTTACTCAGCCTGAGACAGGAGAGGAGGCCGTAGACTTCTTTGAGGATTGGCTTCAGATACCCTCTATGGGTGTCGTTCTTATTGATTCAATTCCCGGGTGTATTCCTATGCAGATTTTACAGAAGTCAGCAGAGGACGATACAATGGCTCAGCTTCCAAGGCTTATGGGTAAGCTATGCCAGAAATGGATAGGCACAGGTAACGCTGAAAAGCGTAAAGGTCATTTCGTTACACCTTGGATGGTTAATCAATATCGTATGAAGGTAGGATTCGTATTAGGGTCTCCTTACACGTTACCCGGAGGTAGGCAGATTAATCACATACCTACTACCAAGATTAAGCTTGCATTAGCTAAGACAGTTATGGGTAAGGATAGCATGGGTATTGATGTTCCTGAGTATGACGAGCAGTTATTTAAGCTTGAGAAAACTAAGCATGGCGCATCTATTAAAGAAGGTGCATGGCAGCTTATACTAAACCCCGATAATGAGGCGGGGTTAGAGCAAGGGGCTTATGATAATGTTCATCAGATTATGACTTACGGTAAGAAGATGGGCTTTATTACAGGAGGCGGCTCTTCTTGGAAATGCCTTACTAAAGAGACTAATAGCACAAAGTTTGGTAGGCTCTCTGAAATATCAGAGTTTCTTCAAGAGCATGAAGAAGAGCGTGATACTCTGGCTAGATCTATTATTTCGCATCAGAGAGAAATGAAAGGTCTTAATGCGTTACCGCCTGACGGGTATCTTACTTCTCATATAGGCAGGTTAGTTAAGCTGAAAGAGGTATCGTAGTCATTAAAGCTTAATTAGATGGCTGAGATTGACATTCCTCTTGAAGATATTGTTACTCTGGTTGAGCACGATAAAGGTAGGCTTTGCGCTGTAAAGCACTGTAGAAACCCGCATCTTAAGCACCGTAAGCTTTGCTCTAAATGCAAGCAGCGTGTTTGGAGAGTTAGGAATCCTGGACGTAACTCTTATCATCAGGTTAAGTCCCGCGCTTCTAGGAAAAATATATCGTTTAGTCTTACCTACGATGAATTTATGGCTATAGCTGAAGCTAGTGGATACCTTGATGCAAAGGGTCGTGGAGCCGAGCAGTTACATATAGATAGAATTAACGCTAGGTTAGGTTATTCGGTAGAAAACGTAAGAGTTATTACTGCCTCCGAAAACTCTAGAAAAGGGTGTTACGAGAAAAAAATTCAGTTAGGTGATGGCCGTTGGGTTATGCTGCATGAAATAGGCATAGGTCTCCCTTCTAGTGAAAGCCCAGAGGAGGATGATTGGATAGATCAGTCAACTTTATCTGATATTGATTGGGGGTCTGATACAGATTCTAACTGCCCGTTTTAATTGTATGAAGACACCTAAGCGTAAAAGGTTTCAATCTAATTCTCATGCTAGATCCCCTAAGCAAGAGAGTGAGATTGCCGATAGGGTAGGCGGTAGAGTTACACGAGGCTCAGGATCTGGTAATGAGAAAGGCGATGTTCGCGTAGAAAAGGTTGTCCGTATTGAGGCTAAGACCACTAAGAATAAATCTTTCTCGGTTACTCAAGAGATAGTAAATAAGATTGAGGGAGCAGCCTTGCCTAATGGTGAGGTCCCTGCTATCGTAGTTGAGTTTATTGATGATCAAGGACGTAGATTACACGAACTTGCTGTAGTCCCTACTTATGTCTTAGACGCACTTACTGATGGCTTTAATTAACAAGCTTGAGTCTAGGCTTAATGGAGATACGCCTAAACCTTCTATAGAATCCCCGCCTATTCCGACACCAGTTAGGTCTGAGGATGAGCATGGCGATAACTATTTTATCGGGAAGGTTTTACAGGCTGACTCATCTCCTGATGTAATGCGCGGAGGCTCTGACTATATTCACCTGTCTTCTCTGATAGGTATGTGTGAGCGCAGAGAAATTCTTAAAGGGATAACCGGAGAAGCTACTAGACAGGTTATGTCTGCGATGAGGATTATATGGGCTTTGGGTCGTGCCGCTGAACATCATGTTAGAACTTCTTTTATATCAAACGTTGGACATAAGAATGTTTTAGCTAAATGGGTATGCCGTTGTGGTGATTTGGAGGTTGAAGGAGAATTTACTGGTGAAGTTTGCCAAAAGTGTGGGTATCCTGCTGATAGGTTTAGAGAAATACCTGTATGGGATTACGATTACATGATCGTAGGAAACCCAGATCTTATTTATATAAGACCAGATACTAAGAAGAAGCGTGTAGTTGAGATTAAATCTATAGCCGCAAAAGAGTTTGATACTTTAGATAGGCCAAAACCGGATCATATTATTCAAGCTGCAAGTTATCAGAGAATGGCATCTTCGGTGTATGATACTGATGATGAAGTTTCTGTGGTTTATGTAGCTAAAGATTTTAGAGCTAGACCGTATAAGGAGTTTCACGTTAAGCCCGATAAGATGATTCTTGATACTCTTGATAATATGTGGGGTAAGGCTGAGCGTGTGAGGGATTGGAGGGCTGCTGCTAAAGGCTCTAAAAACTTACCACGGCTCCCTTTACGTTTAGATTCGTGTAATACCCCAATAACTTCAACTGCGAAGAACTGTGATCAGTGTGTAGCTTGTTTCGCTAGAGAGTGATGCCATTAGGAGGCCCAAAAACTAGGAATACAAATCAGTGGACTGAGGCGCGGTTTCGTAGCTTCATTACGTCTGCTATCCGTAATGCTTCAACTAGATGGGGTCCTAAGTATTTATGCATTAAGAGAGCTTTTGTTAGCAGAGGCCCTAACCCTAAAACGGGTAGAATGTGTAAACTTCATAAGTGTTCTATGTGCGATGATTTGTTCCCTCAGAGCGAGATGAGAGCAGATCATATTAAGCCAGTGGTAGATCCTAATACAGGTTTTGTTGATTGGGATACTTACATTGAAAGGATGTTTGTAGAGGTTGAAGGTTTCCAAGCTCTCTGCAAGAACTGTCACGACAGAAAGAGTAAAGCAGAGAGGCTCCAACGCAAAGGAGTAACGCTGGCTAAGGCTAAAAGAACAAGAAGATGATTTGCAATTCGTGCAAATTGTTTGACTGTAAGTAAAAAAGTGCTTGCAAACATTCCCGCGCTGTGCTATAGTCTTTCTCGTGAATGCTGGGTGTTCCGGCTACCACTTAATAAACACTACCAACAATACAATATGGCAAAAAAGAAACAGATTATTCCCGATGGGACTAAGGTTAAGTTCATTAAATACGCAGAGGGTATGCCCGAAGGCGATTTAGAAGCGGGGGCTATGCTTACTGTTACAGGCTACGACCCAGAGGAAGACCTTTATAATGTAGAGGGTAAGGATGGGATTGAAGACTCTTTAGATTCTGAAGAGTTTGAGGTTCTAAAGGAAAAGCCAAAAGCTGAAGAGAAGTCGGCAGAAGACTTAGAGTCCGAAGCAGAAGTTTTAGAGGATGAGGCAAAAGTCTTAGAGGAGGAAGCAGATGAGTTGCTGGAAAGCGTTGTTCCTAAGTTTAAGAAGACCGCATCCATTACTGCTGCTTTGAAGGAGCACAAAGGAGATGCCCTTGATGCAGCTTATGATTACGCTGAGCGTAAGGAGAAGACGGTCTGGGTGTTAGGAGGTATCTTGGCCTTTATTAAGCGTAATAATCTTCACTCTGAAGTTGTAGAAGAGAATGACGAAGGCATTGAGGTTCCTGTTTACGGATCAGACCTTACGGGGTTTAATCAGTATGTTAAGGACGAGCTAGGTTTAGCCCCTAGGACTGCTGATTACTACGTTAATATCTACGAGTGCTTCTCGCAGATTACTACTGAGTCTGCTATTGCTAAGGTAGGGTGGACTAAGCTAAGAGAGCTTATCCCCCTTAAAGAGCATCTTACTAAGGATAACGTAGGTGATTGGCTTAAGAAGGCTAAGGATCATACTGCGGTCGAGCTTCACGATTATGTTACCGAGGAGTTGGTCAGCAATGATACTGAAGGGTCGGTGCATGGCTCTCGTCAGACTGCTAAGGTGGAGACTTTCCATCTAGCTGCTCCTGAGGATATGGCTACTAATTGGCGCAAGGCGTTTGATACTGCTAGGGAGGTTATCGGTGCTGAGGCTACCGAGTCTGCCTGTATGGATCATATAATTACGGAGTGGATTGCAGTTCACAACGCTCCAGAGGAAGGGTAGTTAATTTAAGCTGGACAAGAACCCAGCCCCTGCTGTCTTATACAAACGGGGCTGGGTTTTATAATTATGAGCGACTTTATAGATGCTGATGATCCAAATACCGTAGTAGTATATACTGACGGGTCTTGTTACCCTAATCCTTCGGGACAAGGAGGGTGGGCGTTTTACGTTACATACTTAGGTAAGCAAGCCGTTCGTTACGGTAGTTTTGATGATGCTACTAATAACATGATGGAGTTGTTAGCTATCGTTAGGTCGCTTGAGTTTATTCCTTCCGGACCCTCGTATACTAATCCCCTGCTTATCTTTACTGATTCTAAATACGCTTTAAATGCCCTAACTGATTGGGTTGATGCTTGGAAGATCTCAGGGTGGAGGACATCTAATGGATCTGAAGTTAAGAACAGAGAACTTATTGAGCTTGGCGAGAAGTTAATTCACACGCACTCAGAATACAGATTGTTTCAACTTAGATGGGTTCCGGGTCATTCTGGAATCCCTGAGAATGAGCTTGTAGACCGTGCAGCTAATAACGCTAGAACACAACAACATACTAATTGGTCGCCTAAAAGTGACTGCAAAACTATCCCTGATGCCACTTATTAATTCACCTATAGAAGGAAAAGAAATTCACGAGCTTGGAGTTGAGGTAAACTCTCCTGCTGATTGCCCTAAAATGCACATGACTAGGGCTAACCTTAACATTTATTTCTCCTTAGTTATCCCGCTTATCTATGGCCGTAGAGACATTATGCCTATTATATGGGCATGGTCTAAAGCGGCGGCAGAGCTACACATTGAGGCGTGGGCTAAAGAGGACCCAGATTATCTACAGCCAGATATGGAGTGGGCTGTTATGTTTTGTCAAAGGCTTCAAGATATATGCATAGACAATAAGATTTCAGCGGTCCTGTCTACTAAGTATGGTGGAGAGCCTGATATTAACATTCCTCATATTATGTCTCAATGCCTACGGATAGGCAAAAGCGAGTGTAATGGGTATGACGATGAGAATGGTGGTGATGCTCTACAATACATAATTAGTCTTTTAGATTTACCAGAAGATCATCGTAAGACTATTGATTGGGTGTCTCATCAGTGTATGTCAGGATCTCTTATAGGAGCGTCTGGTTGGAGTGCTGCTAATATTAAGGACGAGCTTGGCGATGATAAGGTAGCTTCTACAGTTATACTAGCATCTCAGACAACATTGAGTTCTTTGATAGGACCTGAGTTTATCCACTTACCTTCTAAAGCAATGTGGGCATTTCAGAAGATGGAGGACCTAAATAATTACAGCATGGAGGTAGTATGGGATTGCTGCTTTAACTCTATGATGAATGGCTACAAGCCTGTAAATTTAGAGGAGGGTCCTGAGTATAGCGATCCTTTTGAACGATCTCAGCATTGGAGAAACGGCAACATTGATGATGAGTTGCAGGTTATTAGAGATGAGTGTTCTAACAGGACTTGGCAGCAGTCTGTTGATCTTGTAGTTACAGACTCTAGTATCGGTGATCCATATAAAGATATTGAGGATTATTTAGCTAGGTCGTGGGCTTTAGCTAGAGACAGGGAGCGCAATGGGCTTTACCAGCCGGTGTCTTTTATGAGTAAGGACTCTTTTGAATGGCTTATAAAGAATGGCAGAGTAAAGCTTAGGGATGATTTTACAGAAGAGAGCCTTATGCGTTTCTCAGATGACCCATTTTACGCTAACGAGGTAGCTATGTCTCGCTTATGGGGGGAAGACTTTAAAGAGCTTACTACGGCCTTTTACGTTAACATTGATGACGATGAACAGATCTCAACCTTAAGTAAGATGTGTGGTCAAGTTAAGGTCTACTGGAAGCGTGAAGTATTAGGCTACTCTACGTTATCTTTAAACGATTCTCAGTTATCTCAGTTCTGTTTACCTGCTTCAAGAGATAATAGAGAGAAGTATATGGCTGTCTTAGCTGCATCTCAGGTAGGGACTATGACTGCTAATAATCCAGGGTTTATACCAGCGTTGGCTAGCAGGGTAGCCGGTAATCCTTGCTGGGTTAATTATGTAGAGCTTCAAGTGCATGAGGCTTTAACCATGAAGCACATTAGCTCAGTAGATGATGGGTAATTTACTTAATGAATCTATACCGAGTAGTTAGCCGTTATTGGAAGATTAGTTACATCGTGGCTAGGTCAGGATTGCACGCCGTGCAAATAGCTATTGAAATGGGGACTCATGTATCCGGTAAAAGGGTTAAGGCTGATCGCGTAGCTTATAGATCTCTAAGAGGGGAGTTGCTTACGTTTATGCTTAGGATGCCTGAGGCTGGCCGTGTCCTTATGCCTAATATTTTTAGAAAAGACTATATTTTACTTATTTATGAAGATGATTGATGCTGAGCGTATTATAGCTCCCCACCTTGAGGAGAAGAAGTTTCATATTACTCAAACTTGGCCTGTAGGGGCTTGGGGAGCGGAAGCCAGTATTTTAGTGGGTTATATGTATTTAGTTATAGCTAGCCTTATTCCTGAGGTTCCTACAGGTGATTGGATCTTAGAGTTCCTTTATGGCTGGCTTATACTTATTAATGTTATCCTATTTGGCGTTATGATGGCTATGGGAGTAGGGTCTAAGCTTACTAAATCTTATTCACAGGAGTCTGAGTGGCTAGGGTTATCTAATATAAAAGCTGATAAAGATGGTGATCTTGGGGTTACTACTTTGCTTAAAGAGCGTGCGTCTCAGCTTGAAAAGAAATACCATAGTTCTGGCTGGATGCTTAGCATTATGCCTGTAGTTCAGAAGAGTCAGCTTGAGGCTATGAAGTATGGCATAGCAGCAATACTTTTATCTCAGTGCTTGGCTTCTATTATTGATGCTAGCCATTGGGTGTTAGCCGTTACTGCCGTTCTTACTAGGTCTTGTATCTTAATTCAGATGAGCACCATAAGAGAGTATGCGCTTAAGTCTTGGGAATCGTTGCATACGTCAAACTTGTGGGATTGAATTATCCAAGTAAATTATTACTTGCAAACATTCCCATTCTGTGCTATACTAATACTAACAGGCTTACTAGGAGGAGCTTGTTTCTGATTCCCTTGGTAGGGGAATTGGTCTGTTGGCTAAGCCCTCCTACTCGGTTTGGTATCCGAGTAGGAGGCACGTCTGTATTAGATAATGAATATAAATGATCTTACACCAGAGGATGCTAAGAAGCTTGAGTATCTTATGATTAAAGCTGCTACTAATATTAAGCTGCTTAAGAGAGAAGACGTAGAGTTTTTATCAAAGTTTTCTTTAAGTAACGCTGAGGGTAGAGAGTGCGGAGATTGCATTTACTGTTGTCAGGCTCCGGCTATCGAAGAGTCTAGTATACTGGCTGATGAGCCTATTGATTTTGATCCTAAGCCAGCTTGCGTTGAGTGTTATTACGCAGTGGAGGGTGTAGGCTGCACTGTATACAGTAACAGACCTACAGTATGTAAATCTTATAAATGCCTTTACCTTTTAGGGCTTACTGATGTAAGGCCAGATAAAGGCGGTGTGGCGTGGTCTTTTCAGCCTTGGACAGAAGGCCCTCCTAGCAGTATGCCGCTGATGGTTACTGGTCATTGCTTGGACGTAGTTAAGGCTCTTTTGAATCCTAAGGTTATGGATGATATTAATAGTATCTTTAACCTAGGCATCGAAGTCATAGCTATGAGAGACGATAAGATGGCTACTCAGCTTAAGCCGGGTAAGGGTAATTGTATTATAGCTAAGATTGATCCTAAAGATTCTATGAAGGTTAAAATTCTTGAAGGGTCTGAGTGTGATGCGCCTTGGCACATAGAGCTTTTAAAGGAAGAAGATACTACTGCTAAGTATCCTAACTGGAGTTACGGTTCTTTGAATTAGCATCTTACGTAAGTAAATTATTACTTGCAAACATTCTCATTCTGTGCTATACTAAATCATGCAAGAACAAAAGCGACCGTTTCGTGTGCCTATGGTTTTTTATTCTATGACAGCACGTAAGCCTGACGCAGATAAGATTATTATGTTTATCGCTACACGCTGTAGTGACAGGTATAGGGTTGAGAATCAAAGTAAGCCAGCAGTCAGTAAGGTTGATTGGCTGACTGTAATAGGGAAGCGCGATGCAGGTAAGCCTTCGCCTTATCGTAGGCTAAATGCTTCTTGGGATGATCTTAATTCCTTTAACGAGTGGCAGGTTAAGTCATGGGGCTACCTACCTATAGAATACATGGAGCGTATGATCGCCGGAGAGAATCACGAGACTTTACAATCAGAAGCTGAGGATGAGTGGGTAGGTCGCTCTATTAAGAAAGCTAAGCGTAGGAGGCGACCACAGGCTCATAAGAAAAGTTATGTTATGCGCTCTAAAAGATCTATAGACCTAACATGAACATATTCGCAGTAGACATACGACCGCAGCGTGCAGCAAAAGCACTTGGAGACAAGCACGTAAATAAGATGATTCTAGAGACAGCACAGATGATGTGCTCAGCCTACCCCAAAGGGGACGCTCCTTATCTTAGGGCTTACTACAATCACCCCTGCACTATATGGGCTAGGAAATGCTTAAAGAATTACGAGTGGCTTTATCACCACGGCATGGCTTTAGGTAAGGAAAAGGTTTATCGGTTCGGAGGCAGTCATGCTAGTATTGATGTAATTCAATGGTGCTGGGATAATATCTCTATCGACATTATTCCTGAGTCTTCGTCAATGACACCGTTTGCCCAAGCTATGCCAGAAGAGTTTTATCACGAAGATTCTATAGTTGCTTATAGATCTTATTACCGCTCTGCTAAATCACATCTGCATAAGTGGACTAAGAGACAAGCCCCTGCTTGGTTAGATTGAGGCGATATGACTAAGAAAGAATCACAAGACCTGTGGGAGGGGATGCCTGAGTTTCAACAGGAGAAGCAAGAAGCATACGCAACGATTATTGTTCGTGTGCCTGATGCGGAGAGCCTAGACAAATTATCTGAGGCTTTAGATCAGAAGCTTACACCTAAGACTAAGAGCGTCTGGTTTCCTAAACTGATTAAGGGACTTAACAGAGGTAAGATGTATGTAGATGCACTGCCTCCATCAAAGACTCGAAAGCGGAAGCGTAGCCGAGTTAGAAGAAAAGTTATAGTTGATTGAGATGAAGATTGAAGAGGCGATTAAATTATACTGCGAGATGTATTCTATAGACATTACATCTGCAAAGCAGAGGTATACGGATGTCTTAAATCACTACAACGGAAAAGGCTGCTCTAAGTGGGCTGAAGACTTGAGGAATAAATGGTATGAAGCCTTGGACTATGAGGATGCCGCTTACAAGTTATATGACGATGATTGGTATTTCTGCGACCTACTAGCCTGTTACAAAATATATTCATCAGAGTATATAAAGAAGGTGGGGTCTCTTAATCTTACTGTTGATACCTGTTTAGACTTAGGGTGCGGCTTGGGCCTTACCACTAAAGCACTTGAGGATATAGGATGTGGCAGGGTGGTTGGCACTAATCTTAAAGGCACTAAGCAGTATGATTTTTGCGCTAGCCACATAGACGTATTGCCTGACCACAAAGAAGCTGGGCCAGTTGATTTAGTCTTCGCTAGTGAATACTTTGAGCATATTTATCACGCTGGCGATCACCTAATTGAAATCTTAGAAGTGAACAAGCCAAAGGTAATAGTTATGGCTAATGCTTTTAATGCAAAATCATTTGGGCATTTTGATTACTTCTACAACCTTCGCTGGTCTTCTAAGGTTATCCCTCTTGATTCGTATATTCATCATAGTAAGATGGGTAGGATGTTTGCTAATATCCTTAAGCAATCAGGCTATGAAAAAGTAAAGACGGGGTTTTGGAATGACCGTCCTAACGTATGGCAAAAGAATTAAGATATCCTGTCTACGTTATATCTAAAGGTAGACCTAGCTCGTGCATTACTGTTAGATCTCTTAGGAAGTGTAACGTTCCATTTAAGGTAGTAGTGGAGCCTTCTGAGGTTGATGCTTATCGACGCAATCAGTGGGTGGGGTCAGATGTCCTAGTGCTGCCCTTAGACTTCTCTGAGAGAGGCTGCGGGTCTATACCCGTCCGTAATTGGGTCTGGAATCACTCGCTCGCTAGAGGCGACGAGAGGCACTGGATTCTGGACGATAACATTGAGGATTTTAATCGTCTTAACAAGAATACTAAGTTTAGGGTTAGGACTAATGCTACGTTCCGAGCCTGTGAAGACTTTACTGACAGGTTCTCAAATGTAGGTCTGTCGGGTATGAACTATTATTCCTTCGCTAAAGCGACAGACCCTGTTCCTCCTTTTTATACCAACACTAGGATTTACTCATGCATTCTAGTGAACAACTCTCTAGAGTTCCGGTGGCGAGGACGATTTAACGAGGACACAGACTTGTCACTTCGCGTCCTTAAGTCTGGGTTATGCACTATTTTGTTTAACGCTTTCCTCTGCGGGAAGGTGACTACGATGAGAATGGATGGCGGCAATACGAATGATTTATACGAGAAGACTAATGACCGTAAGGAGTTTGCTGAGTCTCTGGCTGAGCAGCATCCTGATGTAGTTAGGGTTACTCGTAAGTTTAATCGCTGGCATCACCAAGTTGATTACTCTTCTTTTAAGGAGAATAAGCTTACTAGGTCTGAAGGTGTTTCTGTAGGTAGCGGGATAGATAATTACGAAATGGTTTTAGTTGATAGAGGCAAGCACTATAAAGAGGTTATGTAATTTCTTTTTATTTATTACTTGCAAACGTTCGGACCTGTGCTACCTTGTAATGTTATGAACGAGATCAATACAGTTACATCACAAGAAGAAAACGCCCACAAATCTCTGGAGCTACTTAGAGCTAGGGCTGAGGCTATTTTAGCCGACAGAGCAGACATTAACGAGCGGTGGAAGGATGGAATGACAGGGGCGAGAGCCTACGACAGTGGGTTCCTTACAGTCTGGAGAAACGATATACTTAGGACCGAAAAGGACCTAGCCGAAGTGAGCCACAGAATCCAGATGATTAACGAGTTATTTCCTACAACTAAGTAACCCTAGCCCTTATATTTACATTATGAAGATTGGATACACTCATCGCAAAACAGGTCAGGTCCGCGAGATTGATAGCCCGTATGATAATGACAAATCTGCTTACGATGCCCTACTGGATAAGATCAGTAAGAGCGACAAAGTTAGCAACTTTGAGCGCAGAGTCGCAGAGGCTTACGCTAATTTCTCTGCGGGGCGTTGGTCTTACTTGTCTGATGCTAAGCGTTACTGGCTTCACTCCTTGACTATGGAAGAGGAGTCAGCACCTAGGCATGATAGGGGTATTAGAATGCCTCTTGAGGGTATTAAGCGTATGTTATCTAAGGCGGGTGAGCACGTTAAGTCACCATCTATTAGGCTTAACGCTGAGGGCATAGAGCTTAAGGTGTCTATAGCAGGTGCGCGGTCTCGTTACACTGGAGACGTTATGGTTGCATCTCCTAAGTTCGGAGATGGTTGGTATGGCCGTATAGCACAAGATGGTAAGTTTTATCCCGGCAGGGATAGCACACCCGCAGTTAGGGCTGCTCTGTCTAGGTTGGCTGAAAGCCCTGAGGAGGTAGCTGCTGAGTTTGGTAAGATTACAGGTAGGTGTTGCTTCTGTAATCGGTCCTTGACTGACGATAGAAGCGTGTCAGTAGGTTATGGTCCTGTATGCGCTGAACGGTTTGGTTTATCTTGGGGAGCTAATTAGATAATTTACTATGGAGGAAAATTCGGATAACATAGATAAGATAGTAAAGTCTGGGACCGATGGACCCGTTCTTTTTATTGATGATATACCAGAAGAGTTTTCTGGAGAAACCTTAGAAGAGATTCATCACAATGCTAAGAAAGCTATTAAGCCTAGCAAGCCTGATACTAAAGAGAAAGTTAGACTCTGGAAGAGATGGATTAGAAGAGCAGCAGACGCTCTTACCAGACTCTCAAGCTGACGAACGATTAGTTATGCTTTGCGAAAAGTTATCTGATGCAAAAGACGTTAAAGACTCCTAGTCTCTGTCTTTAGTTTGCACAGCGTGCAAAAACACTAGGTATTTATTACTTGCAAATATTCGGATCTGTGATATATTAATCCATGAACATTAACACGTTAATACATAAGTTTCTGGTTATCTTTGTATTGGTTTCTAGTTGCCTAGGGACTTCTTACGGCCAAGAGAAACGTTTATTTAGAGACCTTATTCCCGGACAATACACCGCTACGGCTATTGTATCTGAGGCTAAAAAGTGGGAAGGAAAACATTACCGTTACGGGCAGTCTCGTCAGTGCGCTAATTGGGTGGGAAGAATCATTAACGACTCTGGTGGTAATACACCACCCCACTACGCTATGGCTAGGAACTGGCTATCGTGGGGCAGGCAAGTGTCGCTTATTGGTATTCGACCCGGTGATGTTGTTATAACTTGGAGGGGTAGTAGGTCTGGAACCTCTGGGCATATCCTAATTTATGTAGGTAACGGGCAGTGCATTCATCGCCCTACCCAAAGCAGGGCAGTCTGTAAAACTCCTCTGGCTTACTACGAAGGTAAGATACTAGGCGTAAGGAGGAAGTAAGGTAGCTCTTAATATCAAGTCTTGACACAAAGAAACAGGCGCAGTAAGATATTAACGTTACCCGCATTTATGACGGCAGGCCGGCCTTACAATGAAAAGTAACCAGAAAAAGACAGTTACGACAGTCACTTGGGGCAACGCGCCTTGGAACCGTTACGTCTTTACACGCACAGCACACAACGGCGAATTAACGCTACCCGCATTTATGACGGAAGAAGAAATAAAAGATTTAGTAGAAGATTGCACTTGGGAGCCTGCGAAAACAATGCCGCAGTATCCTCACGAATACACACGTATCGAGGCTACCGTACCACAGAACCGAATCCCTGACTACAAGCGGTTCATTAAGCATATTCATGACTACGGCTACGACGCTTACTTCTGGAAGCTGAAGCTACGTTACTTCGATTTTGAGGGCAGGTGTTACTGGTATATGGACAAGGACTATCGAGTGGTCGGTCTAGTCAATCGGTCGAAGCTGCCGAACATCGCTACTCATCTTCCGGGGCCACCTAAACGCCCAGCGATGACCGCAAAGCAAGACTTCGAGCTTATGAAGAAAAAGTTTAGAGATGATTCCTGAGAATACGGTTATTCAGACTGTTCCCTCAAGGTCTATTATGATTCCTTCCTTGGTCGAAAGGCTGAAGGGCCTTAACCCCTATGTGTCTACTGATCCAGATTACCTAGGAACACATTGGCATCTGACTAAGATAATGAAGGAGAATAGAGATGGGGTTCTAATTATCCAAGATGATGTCATTATCCCTACGTGGTTTAGAGAGGAACTCGATAAAGCTATGGTTCCTGATCGGTGTATGATTTTTCTCATCGGTCTAACAGACAAACAAAGGCAGCTTTACGATGAAGGATTCTGTTATGCTGAAACACAAAGGCTCTGGTGTCCGGCGAATTACTACACAGGTAAGTTCATCGAAGAGTATCTTGAGTGGGCTACCGATGAGAATTTATACCAGCCGGAGAAAGGAAGGATCACAAGGGCGGATGACTATGGATTACAGAAGTTCCTTAAGCAGACTGGAAAGTCATTCCTTTTAACACTACCAAATCTCTGCAACCATAACAACCAAATCCCATCTACCCTAGGACATCCTAAGTCCATCAAAGGTAAAGCAAGAGTCTCGTCGCTCTTCTCTAAAGACCTTTTGAGAAGATGGGATCACGCTAAGATTGGCAAGTTATGAATTATCGTTTTATTCTTCGTCATAGGCCGCAGGACGTGAGAGGATTCCTGTCTACGTGGGGATTCTTCTCCGATACTACAGGCCGCGTCCACGTCCCCGAAAATGAGCAGGATCGGTTCTCTACGTTCTTGACTGCTTTGGGTAAAGCTGAAGGTGACGCTGCTCTTCACATGGAATCCGGTGTTCGCGTTAATGGTAAATTTCGCTCGGTGGTAGAAGATGTCATTTTAGAAGACCCACACAGAATGGTCCAATTCTTTTCAATGAGAAAGAAAGACTTAACCGAAGGCTCTCGGTGGGATCGGAATCTTATGATGACAACCTGCTTTTACTTACCGTCTGGGTGGAGTGAGGAACTATTGGACTACCTTCCTAGATGGCGCGAGATTCAGAAGGCATCACGGGCTATTCATTATGACGAAGGGATTGCTGATTGGGTGAAAGAGACAGGGCGTAAGTTCTGGATTCATTGCCCGAATCCAGTAGACCGTGTAACTAACACCCAATGGGTATCTAAGACTTACCGACCATGACAAGACGAATCGTAAGAGCAGTTCCTAATCATCGACCTCATTGTGTTGATTATTTACAGAAGCACTTGAAGGGTGCGGAGTTCTGTATGGATACGACCCAATCAGCGTGGGATACCTTTTACCGCGCTCTTCTGCAAGCAGGTCACGATGCCGCTTTGCACATGGAAGATGACATTATTCTGACTCAGGGATTTAACGAGAAGGTTGAATCTGTGATCGCCTCGATGCCCGATACCGCTATCCAGTTCTTTTCTATGAGGAAGGCCGACCTTACCGAAGGGTCTCGTTGGGACAACAGCTTTCTTATGGCTCAGTGCTTTTACCTTCCGGCAGGGTGGAGCCGAAGAATGTCTGAATACATGTTACGTCAAGATCGTGACGATCCTAAGCTGCTATACAAGGAGCCTCTTGATATGGTTGTCCGGTTTTACTTTAAGAAAGTGGAGAAGAAGAAATACTGGATTCATTGTCCGAGCCTAGTCGACCATCTTGAAGGCAAGAGCGTGATTGATCCTAAGCGTTCGTCCAAGCGTCAATCGAAAACATTTTCAAATCCAATACCTTATTAATTATGGGAGCTTTTAAATACACAGACCCTTTAGAAACCCACATGGTACCGAACCCTGTGCTGATGTCTACTTACGTTGAGTTGCCTGACGATGCATGGACACCTACTCAAGAAGAACTGGATATAGTGTTCGGAGGACCAAACAGATACCTTAAGACGTGGAAGCGTGCTCCCGATAAGAGAGCAGAGATGGACCCTCATTACATTGGAGCGAAGAAGGGTGTGCCTCTTCATATTGACCCGGGATTTCTGCGTTACACCATGCAGATTCTTTTCTTCGTAGATGAGTATGAATTGTCAGGCTACAATAAAGTAGGTCTGCCCCTAACTAGAGGGACTTATTTCCTGCTGGATACGTGGTCGCCTCACGCCGTGCTACCACGCGAGGATGCTACAGAGAAGCCTAAATATTATCTTGCGGCATCGGTTGACTCTTCAAAACCTTACGCACCAGAAGAAGCCATTCCTCTTCTCTTGGGACTGCTTACTGGATCAAAAGGAGGTCACCTACCTGAATGAAAATTTACTCAAATAGAAACGTTCTTGAGGCGGCAAAGGCGAGGATCAAGTGGATCTTTGATGAATTTGAGAACGTCGTAGTTAGTTCTTCTGGGGGTAAGGATTCTACAATCGTATTTGAACTTGCTCTGGCTGAGGCTCAATCCCGTGGTGAGAAGCTTAAAGTGTTATTCCTTGATCAAGAAGCAGAGTGGCAAGCTACCATTGATGCTGTAAGAGAGCAGATGGAGCACCCTGATGTTGAGCCTTACTGGTTACAGGTTCCTTTTAGGCTCTTTAATGCTACATCTACTGAAGAGCATTGGTTACAGTGCTGGAGTCCTGAGGAGGAGGATCGGTGGATTCGTCCTAAGGAAGATTACGCTATTACAGAAAACAACTTAGGGACTGATCGTTTTAGTAAGATGTTTACCCATATACCAAAAGCTATATGGCCGGATAAGAGAACAGCTTTTTTAGCTGGTGTCCGAGCAGAAGAGTCCCCTTCACGCGCTGCTGGACTTACAGGAACTCCGGGACACAAATGGGTTACTTGGGTTAAAAAGCTTAAGATAACTCAGAAGGAGGAGAACCCTAATCTTACCTTTTATCCTATTTACGATTGGTCATATACTGATGTCTGGAAGGCAATTCACGAGCATGGCTGGTCTTACTGTAAGCTTTACGATCATTTTTATCGTTATGGGGTTGAGACGGGTAAGATGCGAGTATCTAACGTCCACCATGAAACAGCGGTATGGTCTTTATTTATAATTCAAGAAGTGGAGCCTGAGACTTACGAGAAGTTAGTTCAAAGAATCTCAGGAATAGATATGGCAGGTAAGATGGGCTTTGCTGATTATTTCCCAAAAGAAGTTCCACCAATGTTCTCTGGTTGGCGTGAGTATAGGGATCATTTATTAGATAAGCTTATAGAAGACGAAGATTGGAAAGAGAGATTTAAGAAAAATTTTGCTAGGATGGAGCTAGACCTAGCTGGTCATAATGAAAAGGGTATGTATAAATGCCAAGCCCGTGCTGTTTTATGTAATGATTGGGAGGGAGTAAAGATGGATAATTTTATGGCTGCACCTCAGAATTATGGAATCGCCAAAGCTAACCGAAAAGCTAGAAAAGAAGCTACAGAAGCATCTGACCCTAAAGACGGTGATTTGCCCATCGTGCAAACGCATGACGAACACGAGGATTCCGTTGTGTGAGTGGTGTAGCTTTTATCTCTTAGATAATTTACCAAAAACTGTAATTGAGTATAAAGACTAATGACTAAAGAACAGCAATCTACCTTGGAGTCCCTCTTCTCAGACTGCGATAACGCTAGAGAGAAGATAGACAGGCAGCAAGAAATCTCTCAATGGATTTTTGATCGTAGCCCTCTCTCAGAACAACCTATTGCCAATATACGATGGGTCCCTGTAGAGCAAGTTGAGGCGAATGACTATAACCCTAACTCCGTAGCTAAAACTGAGATGGGGCTTCTATACACTTCGATTAAGCATGACGGCTATACTCAGCCTGTGGTTACTATCTATGATGAGGCTAAAGATAAGTATGTTATCATTGACGGCTTTCACAGATTTACCACAATGCGTATGAACGCTGATATTAAGAAGTGGTGCAAGGGCTTCCTCCCTATCGTTGTCCTAGACAAGCAGATTAATGATCGCATGGCATCTACTGTTAGGCATAACCGCGCACGGGGTAAGCATTCGGTGGCTGGTATGGGTAATATGGTGTTGGAGATGTTAGATAATGGCTGGTCTGATGCTGAGATTTGCGCTGAGCTTGGCATGGAGGCTGACGAACTTGTAAGGCTTAAGCACGTTACAGGATTTAGTAAGCTATTTGAGGACGTAGAGTATAAGAAAGCGTGGGAAATGAAAAATCAGCTTTTGGCTAAAAAGAAATATAAAGAGGAGCACCCGGAAGAAGAGATGACCGTATGAGAAGAGCCGTTATAGTTCCCTGCGTACATCATCGAGAGGAGATGATCTGGCGTTTCCTCAAGACTGAGGAAGAGCACCAGCCTCTTAGGGGATGGGACATTATCCTCGTGCCGCAGGGATTCCATCCGACCGAAAAACAGCTTTCCCCATTCCCGAAGGTTAGGTCGGTGCTTAGCTTCCCGGACATGATCGGGATGGTAGGCGCACGGTTCGCTGGTCTGAATCTAGCGTTGCAGGAAGGCTACGATCTCATCTGCTTTGCAGACGATGATATGTATTTCATCGAAGAGACGAAGCCCTACATCTTAGCCGAGCCTCTGGCGATGCGGCATGATACTGGGGTCGTGACGGTTGAGAGCAAGAACACGGTCAATCGCGTGAAGGAGTTCGTCCGCAAGGACAAGCCAACCATCGAGAAGAAAGTGATGCTTCACCTGCGCGGCGGGATGATGATGTCGAGGGCGAGCGCGAAGCGAATGATGAAGCTCCACGAAGGCAGGAACTTCTGCTGGGATGACCTGAGCTACTCCCTGCACGCCTACCTCGCCGGAGGGATTAACTACCACTACAACAAGGTCTGTGCTGTCCATGCCATTCAGCACGTTGACGGGAAAGCGATGTTCCGAATGTGGGCAAAGATGACTGGTAACACTACGCTTGTCAGGCTCCCAGAGGAGTATATAGTTCCTGCCGAACCGCCGAAGGGGGCCAAGGATGGGTGGGACGTGATGATGAAGACCATGAAGGGGGTTGACTTCCACGTTGGGGATTCAGCACTGACTCAGGCCGCTCACGAATTTCACCAGAAAAATCACCAACAATTAATTATAGAATGAATAAAAAAGTTTTACCTATAACTGACATTAAGCCTTACGAAAAGAATCCCCGTAAGGCTTCTGCTGACGCTATTAATGCCGTAAAGAAATCTATCGAACGGTTTGGATACAACGTGCCAATAGTGGTTGACGAAAACAACGTAGTCCTTACAGGCCACACAAGGTTGTTAGCTATAAAGGAACTTAAGTGGGAAAAAGTTACGGTTTTAGTAGCGTCAGATCTTACAGAAGAGCAAGCCAGAGAGTTCCGTATTATTGATAATAGAATCTCTGAGATGTCTGTATGGGATCACGATCTTCTCAAGGATGAACTTCGTGCAGTAGCAGCAGCCGGAGAAATGGCTGATTGGTATGATGAAAGTGAGTTAGAGAATATTATGGGGTCGTTAGATGAGGCTGGAGCCTCTGCGATAGCTCCCACGCAAGAACAGATTGATAAGAAGCTTGAGGCTAACGAGAATCATTATAAGAACAGAGATGAAGAGGCTCATTCACGCATGGTAGAGATTAAGTGCGGTCATTGTTCAGAAAAATTTTACGTTGATTCAAGACTTGGCGATTAAATGCATATAACGATCACTAATTCTAAAACATTACCCCACCATTCAATGAACATTGTAGAAGTTAGCATTAATGACATCCGACCTTACTGGCGTAATCCAAGGAAAAACGATGATACGGTAGCCGCTCTTAAGGACTCTATACAGAAATATGGCTACACAGTGCCTATCGTAGTTGACCAAGACGGAGTTATTTTGGCTGGTCACGCTAGGTATAGGGCCTTGGTTCAGCTTGGATACGAGAAGGTAAGGATTGTCCAAGTTGAACTAGATGAAGAGAAGGCTAGGCAGTTTCGGATCGCAGACAATAAGGCTGGAGAGTTTACTGAGTGGGACATGGATACTCTTGAAAAAGAGCTTGAGGATCTCGGTGCTGGGTCAATGGAGAATATTGCTGGATTCTTTCAATCGGAGGAGTGGAAAGACATTATGGATCTAAGCTCTTTTAACGATGCACAAGATGATACTGACGAAGGTGAGGAGCCGCTCGATCAGCAAGTCCCCACGCCTGGGTCCTCTCAAGGTTCTGACGGAGAAACAGAAGATACGGTGATCGATCTTCTTTGCCCACATTGTCTTGAGGAGAATGTATTTACCATAGAAGAGTTTAGAGAGATTGTAGCTAAAGCTAGATCTGTGGCTAATGCTGAGGATGATAGCTAAGCAAAGATCTTAGCGTTGATGGTTTGCCATTCGTGCAAATGTAACCTTACGTATTATGGGAGTAACTAAAGCAGTCAGGGCTAGAAGACGGAAGAGAGCTATTGAAACCCAAGAGCGCGTTGCTACTAGGGTTGATGTTATGGGTAACACCGTTCCTTTAGATCAAGGAGGTAGACCAGATCGACGTTTTGATGACAAGGTAGTTAAGAAGGTATGCGATGCGCTTATCGCAGGTAATACTTATACTAACGCTGCACGCTTAGCGGGTATATCTAAGGATGCACTTTATCGCTGGAGAAAGGAAGGTGAGAAAGCTCCAGAAGGCTGTAAAGCTAAGGAAGTTTATGACCGTATTGAATCCGCTTGTGCAGAGGCTGAACATAGAAATGTTATGGTTATACAAAAAGCTGCTGGCTCTGGAAAGTCGTGGCAAGCGGCGGCATGGTTCCTAGAAAGGCGTAATCCTCAAGAGTTCGGTAGGCGCGAGAGAGTAGATGTGGGAAATGCAGATGGCGGCGTATTTCTTACTGGATCTGTAGACGAGGGAACTTTAAACGACGAGGAGAAGTTAGCTGCTTTAAGAGGAGTATTAGCTACAAAGCCAGATTTGAAGTTAGCTATTACCCAAGATGAAGGAGATGGCGATGCCGGAAGCTGAACCACAAGACCAGCAAGTTACTTTTACTCAAGAGGAACACTTAGCTGTGATGGAGGCCCTTGTTGAGGCTGCTAGGGAAGATCTTCTTTCGTTTTTACATATAATACATCCTCAAGTTGAGTCACGTAATTATACGATAGGTGATTTACATAAATACTTGGCTACCATAGTAACTGAAGTCTTGTCTGGAGATAGAGGACCTAACCAAACTATTTCAGTTCCACCTCAGCATGGTAAGAGCCGTATGTTATGCGTTCGTGCAGTTGCTTGGCTTATTGGAAAGTTCCCAGGCTTACACATAGGGATGACAGGATTCTCTGGAGCATTGTTAGCTGACTTCATGAAAGAAGTTATCTCGCTAACTGAGAGTTCAATATATCAGCAGATATTCCCTGATGTTCATCCCGTATGGGGTCAAAACACTAGATTCGCTAAGGTATTCTCAAATGGCACTTCTGTTCAGATAAGGTCTGCCGGATCTAAACTTACTGGACGAAGGGTTGATTGGCTTATCATTGATGATGCTCATGCTGGACGTAAGGAAGCAGAGTCGCCGTCCTCAAGGAGAAATATTATTCAGTGGTTTTACGGTGATTGTATTAGCCGTATTTCTAAAGATGCTAAAATCTTCATTATAGGAACTAGGTGGCATCCTGACGATCTTATAGGACACCTTATATCAGAAGAGTCTAAGCAAAGACTGCAAGATGCAGGTCAGGCTGATAGAATATTTCAAGTTACTAATTTACCGGCAATCTGTAACTCAGAAGATGATCCTTTAGGCAGAGAGATAGGAGATGCTTTATTTCCAGAGGAAAGACCTATTTCATTCTTAGAAGGTCAAAAAGCTATGATTCCCTCTTATGAGTGGGAATCTCAATACATGGGAAGACCCGTAGCTGCATCGTCAGGTCAGGTTGATGTATCTAAAATAAATTACACTACCCTTGAAGAAGTCCCTAAAGACGTTGAGTGGGTTCGTGGATGGGATTTAGCGTTGACTGAGAAGCAATCTTCTGACTACACGGCAGGGGCTTTATGCGCTATTGATCGAGAGAAGAGATTTTACATTATTGATGTAACTAAAGGTCAGTTAGCTTGGGCTAGAATGAGAGCAAGAATATTAGAGACTAGCCGTGTAGATAGAGAAGCTTACAGAGTTTTTAGGATAGGCGTAGAAGGAGTGGGCGGCTTTGATGCAGTTTATCAAGATGTTAGGGAGCAGTTGATGGGTGATGTAAAAGTGGAGAAGAAAAATCCACCAAGAGGAGGAAAGTTACTGCGTGCTCAGCCGTGGATTAACTTGGTAGAGGCAGGTAAAGTATTTATTGTCCGTGGAGCATGGAATTTAGACTTTACTACTGAGCTTGAGCTTTTCCCTGAGGCTTTACATGACGATCAGGTTGATGCCGTATCAGTAGCTTATGAGTTACTTCAGTCTAAGCCTAGATTGCTTATAGCGTGATTTATTGCTTGCATACATTCGGATATGTGCTAGATTGGTATGTTATGATTGAACTGAGTTACCAACTGAAAGACAGCAACGGCGTTGCCGTTGGAGAAACCCGAGTGATACCGTTTTACGGTAACCGCCGAAAGGCTGAGGCTTACCGAGACAAGATTCTGAAGAAATTCCCTAAATCACTAATCGCTTGGAGTGAGTAATTATGGATCAGATTATTGAACAAAGGATTGAGTATTTGCAGCGTAAAATATCTCAGCTAGTTAAGCATAAGCTTAAGATGAGAGAAACGTTTTATGACAACGGAGTTATCTTATCCGGTATGTTAGAGCAGTATGATGATACTATGACTAGCATAGATAATGAGATCTCTCAGGTTAATGCTGCGGTTGATGAGTTAACGTTTATACTTAAGGTAATTATGTATGATGATTTTAAGAAATCTGGAGAGCAGACTTAGTGTCTTTACTTTATATTGACTTTATACACATTTAGTGTAATCGTTGTATTTGAGGACTGCGATTTATTACCCCAAATACCTTATATATGAGCGATGATCTTATACCTCAAGAAAAGCCCCTGTTTAGTAGCGCATGGGAGGGAGACTCCGCAAGGATAGATGTTCCGGTAGTTAGAAACGGAGATTGGAATTGGTGGGTTTTATTATGGGCTGACAGGCATTGGGACAACCCTGACTCAGATCATAAGATGATGAATGAGCAGTTGCGTCAGGCTAGGCAAATGAATGCCGCTATCATTGACGTAGGTGATTTCTTTTGCGCTATGCAAGGCAAGTATGACCCTAGATCAAGCAAGTCAGCACTAAGACCAGAGCACACATCAGGAGATTACTTGGATGCTCTTGTAAACACAGCTACCGACTATCTTAGCCCTTACGCTGACCTGTTTGCTTGGATGTGTCCGGGGAACCATGAGAAGTCTATTCACGACCGCAGGGAAACTAACCTTACTGAAAGGCTCGTATCTAATCTGAGGGCAAAGGGAAGCCAGTGTATCCGACACCGATACTCAGGCTTTACTAGGATCTGCTTTAAAGATCATAAGACTCTGGACCAGAAGAAAGGCTACTCTCAGACGGTGGTTATGTGGCATACTCACGGTTACGGCGGCGGTGGACCCGTTACTAAGGATACCATTCAAGCTAATAGACAGGGTGTGTATTTAGACAACGTGGACATAGTGGTTAGTGGGCATACTCACGACTCTTGGATATGGCCGCAGTCTACCGTGAGGGTAAGTCAGCAAGGTAACCTCGTTCATAGCGAGAGGCTGCACTTAAAGATACCGTCAGCTAAGAACAAGTTCGGCAAAGACTCGTGGGAAGACCTTAGGGGTATGCCACCTAAGCCCTTAGGTTGTTTATGGCTAAAGTTTGCTTGGGATAGTTCTAATCATAAAGTTACGTATGACGTAAGACGCTCCTTATAATTTATAGGCCGAGATGCCTAACTAGAACTGGCTTATCTTCTTTACTGGAGGTGAGCCAGTTTTTTTTATGTCTAATATCATTTATTGCTTGCAAATAATCATTCCTGAGCTATAGTGATCTCGTTATGAATGACATCGCATCCCAACATCCTAAGTTTATTAAAAATCAAGTTAACTCAAACATTATGCGTGAAGCATGGCGCATACGACGCGAAGCCGCAGCATCGGTAGGTGCAGAGCGCGTTACGTTTATTGCATGGGGTCCATGCCTTGAACGGGCGCGAGGTAAGCGCACACCGTTACGGAATGCGTTCGGTTCTATGCTTAAAGCTGGTAAGGGCGTTAAAATTGATCTGTCTATCCTTGATCCGACAATGCCGGTTAACCTTGACGCTGAGACGATAAGTGAGCTTAGCGGAGTTGAATTATCTTACGTAAGGCCGCACTTGGCGTATCTGGAGAATACAGGAGTGCTTAACAATCATTATGGATTTATCTCAGTTCCGGCAGAGCGGCGACCTTACTCTAACTGTCTTGATGATTGGGCAGCGTGGGAGAATAACGACCGTAAGCGTAAGCAGCGTGAAGTAGATTTTCAGAGCTTACTTCGTGAGAAGGCTGAGCAGCACGTTGAGGTGTCGCTTTATGCTTAGGCTAAAAAGTTTAACTTTTAGATATTTATTGCTTGCAAATAATCATTCCTGAGCTATGGTTATATTGTTATGAGAGATTACACTGCACACGATACAATTAGTCACTGCCTTACCGTAGAGGAAGATGGATGGACTATCGAAGCCGAAGCTGATATTGACATCTGCATTATTCACGAGGGTATGGTTCGTTACTACCGTGATGGATCTGGCTACCCTGGATTTCACATGGTTGAAGTTTCTGACGTTCGTTCAATTACGGTAGAGGGTGCATCGCACTCTAATCGACTAATTGATTGGATTGTTAAGAATGCCGATGATTTGCCACGGTGGATTCGTAATTGGGTTAATCGTAAGATGGAGGCGATTGTGGAACCTGCGGTATGGGAGGCTGAAATAAATGCCTGATATTTGCACACCGTTCAAAAAGTTTAACTTTTAGATATTTATTGCTTGCAAATAATCATTCTTGAGCTATAGTGATCTTGTTATGACTGAAAACACTTTACCAAACCAGCCAGCCCGCCTTTACTCCGAAGAACGCCGTGAGCTTAACAGACTGTTCGCAGATGATGCAGTCCTTAACGGTAACGACCGTGAGGGCAGCTTCGGAAGGGCATTGAACCGGCTTAATGAGCATCTGCACTCTTGGGGCTTTGAGTTGGACATGGTTTCAGCAGATTTACTGCTAGGGCATCGAGGGTCTAACCTTCTTACGTTCCGCAGACGCAATCACACTAGCGACCCGTTCCACGAGAATCCGATGGTCGATAATGCTAGAGTTACATTTTCCTGGGAGTGCATGAACGCTCAGCCGTCAACGACGATAAGAGATTCAAGCCGCTTGGAGACGCTGGCTTACATAGGGTAAGCCAAATAGTTACAGATAAACACCTACTACCAATACACAATATGAACTACACTAAAGCTAACGAGCTTCTTACTGGAAGATGCCATGAATCCCGAAGGATTGGAAATAACACCTACTTACAGCGCAGACCGGGAGGAGAGATTGCAGTGCGTCTACACAGAACTGACATAGTTACTTACCGCCCTGACGGTTCTGTTATCCTAGACAGTGGAGGCTGGAGAACAGTTACCACCAAAGCTCGCATTAATCAGTATATGCCAGCGGAATGTTCTTTATACCAGCGAGATTGGGAGTGGTATCTGGAGCGTGATGGGTCTGACCCAATCGTATTTGAAGATGGAATGTATGCTACTAGATAATTCGCACACCGTGCAAACCGAGAATCCAACAACATAATGACTACCTTCAAAAACACTTTTACCCAGATTGACCCGAAGACTTTTAAGGGGGCGATGCTTGCAGGTTACGACCTGATCGTAGTGGATCGAGATGACACCGAGTTCGTTGATGCGACCGTCCTATACGGGTTTGACGAGATTTACCAGTTCGACCACGCCTTTGAGAATCCAATTCACGGCTTCCTCAAAACGGAGGTTATCTCTTCGTAAGATCGCTTTAGACGCGCCGATCATATAATCCGCCGTGGTAATCCCTGCTTATGTATTACGGCGCGTTAGGTGCGGCAAGAGAGCTTAGCTTTGCGGCAAGCCTGTGGTAACACTAATACCCAAGTCAATATGTAACTTAAATATCTTAGGATTTACTTAACGATTGCGGTTTACCTTTGCGTGAAGGATTTAGATTTAGGATAATCTAAGAGATAACTTAACAGATTTGCGGCAGGTATAAGGACAAGGTTTCCCCTTTAGAGGAAGAGTAATACTAAGGATTAGGTCTGCGGCAGGGACAACTTAAAACCCCATACAAGACATAAGACAAGACAGAATATAAGAGATAATTGAAGGATTATGTAAGTCGTTGATACAAAGGATTTAGCCAAGTCGAAGATGCACGTTCGTGCAAGACCGAGCATAAGATATGCACCGCTAAAGAAAACAACAGCCAACTCTACGCTCCGACAACACACTAACTCTACCTCGGCTAACACACTAAGCTGACTGTCTGCTTTACCGATAAGACAACTCACAACACTAGCCTCCGTCTTACCGCCGCACCAACCGTTTGCCCGACCGTGCAAATGTTTAGGCCACAACCTAACCGCCGACTAAGGCCACGGACTAAGGCCAAGCTAAGCGGCGCAACCTAACCGGGACTAACGCGCACCGATAAATGGGGCCGACCTAATTGGAGACCCGAGCGGCAGATTAGTCTAGATTGACCGCCGCGATCGCGCCAAAATAAAAGTTTGCAAATAAACGATACTGAGCTATATTATGGGGGTGACTTGTTACTGGGACGCAACGCTAGCGTATGAAAATGCCTACATTAATGCTGACATAGAAACGGGCCACAGGAGGGCCGTAGGCGCGTCCGGGACCCTCTCCGCTGTGGGGACCCTTGAAAAGCTTTAGGATGGATTAGGGGCGAAATGAAGGTTTTTGCCCATTTTGCCGGTCGTGCAAAAAAATATGCATTATTTACTTGCAAAGAATCATTCCTGAGCTATACTTGGGTGTTATGAAAACAAGATATCATTATGTCGCTGGGCTGGATTCTTCCGCCCTGATGTTGGACTACGGCAAGGATGGCCGAGAGGTCGTCGCTGTATATACTGGCCCGGAGATTTCGACCGAGCCTTGGGATTTGATCGACACTTCGCCGCTTTATCCTACGCTCGATCTTGATCCTGGGAAGAAGTGGAAGCAGATTTCTGAGTCTGAGTGGGTGTCCGAATGGACTGAGTTTGCCTGATTTCCGAAAAAAATATGTATTATTTACTTGCAAAGAATCATAGCTGAGCTATGCTGTGGTGTTATGAAAAACGAAAACCAATATATGGATACGCCCGTTTTTACGGGATTAGTGGCGCGAGCATCAGAAGATCGAGACATTGAAGCCCTAGAGAGTTTACTGCTGCGGTCGGCTCAGTGGGCCGGTGCTTGCAACGTAGACGAATACTCTAAATCCGTGCACGCGATGAATGCGCGTCTCATTAGATCCGTGATAAATCTGCTCAATGAAGCCTAACCCGAATGACCATCTACCTCCCGATCAGCGGGAGGCGATGAATTTTATACGGACCGAGATGCGGAAGCGCAATCCGTCGCCTTACCAAATCCGAAAGGTCTTAGCATCCGTCGTTAAGAAAGCGAGGCGCAAGGGCCACAACACTGACGGTCTTATCTTACTATGACAGCAAGAATTACGCTGCACCTTGGCTGCATCTTAATGTGCGTCGTAAGGAGGAGGTTTAGTCAGATCGTCTTTCACCTCAAGGGAATCGCTAGAGAATTTATTAGCTGAAAAAAATATGCATTTATTACTTGCAAAGAATCATTCCTGAGTTATACTTTTATAGGTGAGCGCAGGTTGCGCTTGCCACAACCACAGACCAATACAAACCAAATGAATCTATTAGATCAAATCACATCAGGGGTCGAGACCCACAAGCCAATGGCCGAGTCAATCGGGTTAGCCCTTCAACACGGGCGTTATGCTGAGAGCAGTAGCGCGGAAGACCTAGAGTGGATGGAGGATGAGTTCCTCCACCCGGGCGTGGCAACGTTCGCCGCCGGAGCAATGGCAATCGAAGACGAAGAGAATCTGTTTTCATAACACAAGCGCAGATGCTCTCCCGTTACGGCGGGAGGGCTATGCAAACCCATCCAAGCCATGAATCAAATTACCCAAACAGAAGAATACTTAAACAAGGCTTACTCCGATGTCCTTCACAGAATGATTAAGGAGGAGATTGACCGGACGGTAGAGTTTAACAGCAGGTCAGCTTTGGATTCTCAGCATTACAGAGAAATCCTAGAAGACATTATCTCAGACTTACAGAAGTATGCAGCGACCCTACCATCGGTAGAGCAGATGGCAGAGGAGGGCCTACTGTAGGCTGGGAACGCAAACCCCGAGTGGGAGACTAGAGGGAGGGCTTAGCGGTCCTCCCTTTTGCACGCCGTGCAAAGAAAGTTAAAAAAAATATGCATTTATTGCTTGCAAATGTTCGTGGGTGAGCTATACTTGGGTGTTATGAAAAACATCCTATTAGAGATCACCAAGACATTCATCATCATTAGTGCCGTGCTAATCGCGGCTGGACTGTTTGCCGCATGGGTCGGTAAGCATTACATCATCCTTAACGCAGCAGGGTAGCCAGTAGAAAGGATAAGACTATGAAGTTAATAGTTTGGAAAGCAGAACACTGCGCAGAAGATTGCTACAGCGTCCGCGCTAGGACTAAGAAGGAGTGCATCGCGCTCGTGGCCGAATACGGAGTAGAGGACTACGTTGAACAGTGGGGAGATAATGAGGGGAAGGTTGAGATCCTTAGACTTGAGTATGAGTTCGACAACCTATTTGACTGCTACGACTCGCTATCATCGGAGGGCGGGGCATGGGCCAAGTCCAAGAGAGTCTACGCCCTACCTATTAGCCGCTTTACAGGAGAATAAAATATGGACAAGCATTGGTATACAGTTAGCTCAATCATAAAGTCAAGCGGCCAGCGTTACACTACCTTCTTCGTTAGGGCAACCGACAGACCTGACGCTGTGGCACGCGCAAACCAAGTCTTTCGAGAACTCCTAGCGGAGACATTCCCTAAGAGCATTACAGCAGAACGTAACTTCTCCCTAGAGGTTAGCTTTGGCTCTTGGTTCGCGGACGAAGACTAGCGCGGTGGGCCTTAGCCCCGCTACACAGTATTAACACAACAGAGTAGACCCTCTTGCTTCTCGTAGGTTAGAGGGTCTCTTTGCGTCCGCTTACACACTCTTACGGTTCTGCCCGTAGTGCGCTGGTGATAACACCGTGAGGTGGTAGGCTCCTTGTCGTAGCTTTGGAGGGTTGGCGTAGGGCTTTACTCTCTTAGTGTAGCCCGTCCTCAACAGAGGGGGGTGGGGGGTTAAATTCCCTGGTGCCCCCCGGCTCTGAACAGAGTTTGTCCCGTGGGGTATTTATGTTGGTTTTTTATAGTATTGCAAACAAACAGGGTTATAGATAGCGAATAAAGATTTGGGTATTGTTTTAATTGATTGTCGGCGTGGTCTGGTCTGTGTGGGGTATCGTGGAAGGTTATTGGGTGAGTAGTGTGTCGCGCGTCGGCTTCGCTACGCTCGCCTATACCCTCTTCCATTCCGCTGGGTTTCCCCCTTGTCATTTGTGGGTTGCCTTAACGACAGTTTGCACGTTCGTGCAATAATAAATTTGGATAGTTATATGTTTTTTGCTTGCAAATATTCTATTCTGTGCTATAGTGTCTTGTTATGATTGAATGCGATTTGACTGAGTATAAGCCTGATCCTGATAAGGGAGAATACCTCTCCTATCGGCTAATCCCAAAGGTGGTTAGGGAGGGTAAGGATAAGAGAGAGTGGTTCCGATCTACTCATAGGATGATGTTAGATGCTGGGTTTTCCCCTCTCTCATATAAGCACACCTTGGAGGATGCTATGGAGCGTGCTGAGTTTCTTGTAGAAAACGGTTTCGACGTTGTAGTGCAGTCTAATATCGGAATATCGCTAAGTGTATGGTAATGGAAGAAGATATAGCAAAATCGTTGTTCGCTCGTCTTAAGGAGGATATTCCTAGGGATGAGAAGAGGGAAGTAGCTGTTCGCCTTATCGAGGCGGGTTATGATGTTAAGCTTAGAGACTTGGTGACGCATCGTTATCTGAGGAGAACTGGCGGGTTTACTCATTCTACGTCTTAGTCTAATCTAGCAGTATATGGATTTTACAAAGAGGATTCAAAAGTATGTGAATGTGGAGGACCACGAGACTGCTGTTGCTAGGGGTGCTGACATTGTAGAGATTAAGTATGATGGGTGGTGGGCTAGGGTTGTGGTTAGAAGTGGGGTTGCTCAGGTTTTTTCTCGTCAAGGTCAGTTGAAAGCTGAGAAAGAGGTTAAGGCTTTGGATGGAGTGTATATCGGAGAGTATCTGGTTGGGACTCAGAGAGCGGTTGAAGGGGCAGACGGAGATACCGGAGTGGTTAAGGTGTTTGATTGTATTTCTGTAGGATGTCAGGATGTGTATTTGAATAGTTGCGTGGATAGGAAGATGATGGCTGAGAAATGTATTTCCGGCTGCTCTTTTCTTAAGATGGCTGAGCATTACCCTGCTGATCGTTCCGAAGCTCTGTGGGACGAATACGTGGAGAATGGGGATGCAGAGGGTTTGGTCTGGAAGAACAGTAAGGAGGCTTACATAGGCTCTACGGTGTGGAGGCGTAAGCAGGTGTTTACGATGGACTACGTTGTTATGGGGGTGAATGAAGGTGGGGGTAGGCGTAAGGGAATGGTGGGTAATCTGCTGTGCGGCCTTTACGAAGAAGGGGAGCTTGTGAGTAAGGTAAAGGTTGGCGGGGGGTTTACTGATATTGAGGGGAGGTATATATTTGAGAATTTTGACGAGTTTAAGGGTAGGGTGCTGGAGGTGAAAGGCTGGCATATATTTGACTCTGGATCTATGCGACATCCTAATGCGGTGCGTGGAGTGGATAGTCAGATTAGGTGGCGTGAAGATAAACGCCCAGAGGAGTGTGTATGGCCTTGCCATAAATAGCACGCCGTGCAAAATTAAGGTAATGAGCGAAGAGCATCATATATCTGGCTTTAAAGTCTTAGTAAACTCCATTGAGGGTATCGTATTCGTTACTACTGATACGGGTAGCAGCCCTCTCGTTACTTGGGAGAGGAACAATCCAAGATGCGTGGAATGGGGCGTGTTCGTAAATGAGGTTAGGAAGGCACTTGGAATAGACTTAGGATTTCTTAGCCCATGAGAACACTTACTAACGAAATGTCTGCTGCTGAAGTTAGCGCAGGGATTGTTGATAAGCTTAACTATATGTTCTCTGTAGATGTTCCCGCTGTGACCATTAAGAGTTATGAGCAGATAGGTGAGCGTGCGTTTAGGATAGCGTTTTACGTTTTGGAGGAAGGTAGTCATATCTTGCCTGACGAATCCGCTAAGTGCGCTGTGGATTTAGGGACTACCGCTATTCGCGCAGTTGATTATTTACTCAGGGACATAGAGGCTCAGTTCGCAGTAGATTATCGTTCTTATAGTCAGGTAGACAGGGAGGCTAAGGCTGAGGTATGCATACTGGTTTTTCTGGATGCTCAGGTAGATAGCCATGCTACGAAAATGCAGGTTCCTTGCGCTGAGTGCTCAGGCACTGGTCGGATTGAGAAGAGAGATTCTGATTTTATTGATCTTGAGAGATGCCCTAAATGTGACGGGTCAGGTGTTATGGAGATTGATGTTGCTCCTCCTAAAGAGAAGGAGACTTTGAAGATGATAGTTCTGTCTGGGAGAAGAACTGGACGTAGATCTATTGATTTATCTTGATTGCAAAAGTTCTGGACAATTACTTATGATTAACTACAATACTAACGCTCCCTTCTCGGTGAGGCGATTTTTAACCTAGAGAGCAAACTACTAATGACTATTGATCCAAAAAAACTAACACCCCTTGGAGATAAGGTTGTCCTTAAAATGGATGACGCTAAGACACAAACTAAGGGAGGAATACATCTCGCATATACTAACGCAGAACGTTCACCAGAGGCTACTGTTGTTCGGCTTGGGACAGGATGGCCTGAGGGAGATTATCCTTGGCAAGTTCAACAAGACGATAGAGTTCTTTTAGAAAAGTTCGGAGGGCAAGACCTTGGAGAAGGTTATGTTATTGTTAAGGAGAGCGATATTCTAGCTTTTCTACCTACTGAAGACTCTATAGTTCCCGTTAATAGAAGAATAGTAGTGAGGATGTTACCTCCTGATGAGAAGAAGGGCTTGCTTTGGTTGCCGGAGGGTAGCAAGCAGACACAAGAGTTCGGAGTGGTAGTTGGGGTGTCTGATGACTGTGAAATAATTGATAACGGAGATTATGTATTCGTGTCTAGAACACAGGGAACGCACTACAGGGTTGGTGGGGATGATTTTATCTTGCTGCTAGAGGATAAGGTTCAAGCTAAGTTTAAAAAGGACTCTGCTTCTCTATGATGATGGGAATAGTAAAGTCTGCATTAACCGCAGCGACAGCCGCATTTAAGGCTTACGCTGCTCATATACAATGGAAAAGAGAGACCTACATTGATGACATCGAAGACGAAATTGATTCTATTGCTGCTTACTCCTCTGACGCTGCTGGCAAGCTGCGTATCAAGAGGCTCTTGGGCAGAAAACAGAGATACCTTGAACAACTCAGCACTATACGACCCGATGGAGATTCATCTGATTAGTGGTAAAAGCTATCAGTTTAAAGAAGGTGTTCTTATGGGCCGTGGTCAGAAATTTCATTCTGATTACTCTTTTAGAGAGATGCTGATTAGTCAGTAGTATGATTGCAGAAGATAGGATAGCTAGGTTATCTAGTAGGATTAAGAATATTAATACTATTAAGCATTCTAGGCTGGCTCCTAGAGTTAATGCTTACATCTGTAGTAAGTGCGGGGATATTACTTATACCGTTGATTGTGCTGACGGATCTTCTCAGCCAGCTATACCTTGCCAAAAGAAGTCATCTAAACTTCTTAATATGCACGGAACTGAGGCATTAGTGTGTGATGGTTATATGTTATCTAGTTTTTATACCGTAAAGGTTGGTGAGTATGATGTGGACGATATAACACATGAATGGTATGCCCCGTCTTTGGAAGAGTATCAGAAGTTAGTAAGGAACAAGTCTGAGACTGCGGTTAACCATGTTACTAAGGGAGGGTTATTACTTAGAGATAGGACTGATCATCCAGTCTTTACTCACGGAGAAGCTTTTGTAACGAAAGAGGGTGAAGAGCTTGACGAAGAACAAACTCAACTGCTTTTTACAGGATTTGAGCGTCTTAGGGCTGCGGTTAAGCTTAAGGTTCAAATGGCTAGAGGTAAGAAAGAGGATAGAGATAGGGCTATGCGTAAGAAAAGAGATAAGAACCGTGCTGATCGTAATAGGGCTACTAGGCATAAGCGGCGTAACCGCCATTGACATTCGCACTTCGTGCAAATACTTTACTTGTTATGAAAGTTAGTGAAGAAAAAAAGATAGTTTTGGTAGAGAATCCTCTAACTGGAAACGATTCGCTGGGAAATGCGCTTAAGCTTGAATCAGAATTGACTTTAGATAAATGGGCTAAGCCTGATGAGTGCCGCAAGGTTTTGGGCGATCAGTGGAAGAAGTTTCAGAAGATCGTTCTAGTAAGACCCGTAGAGGCTCGCTTTGAGAGTGGGGCTACACTGGCCTTCACTAAGCCCGATGAGTTTGCGGGTCCGTTGCTCGATTTGATACTAGAGATGCCTGAGGATGCAACTCCGGCCCAAAGAGGAGCAGCTATTCTTGAGCACGCAAGTAAAGGTGGAGATCTTCCTGAGTTTATGAAGCCACAGAGCGAGTGGTTAAAGTCTCACTTTAATTTAGTTATCGCTTCTTACTCTATAGCTGAGTGGTCAAATTACTCAGGAGTATATAGTGCTAGAAGTAATAAGAATGTGCGAGCCGTTGGAGCAAAGAACGCATTTATACCTGACGGAGGAAATGTTATACTTAGAGATCTGTATGCAGACGATTACAAACTATTTGAAACTTTATTAGTTTGGACTCCTAATAAAGATGCTGTGCGATTAGTTACTGGATACTGCGCCTCTTGCGCGGCTAATAGAGGTAAAAGCTGGGTAGCTACTGACCTTACTATTGATCCAGAAAAGAAGACTAAAGAAAGTAGTTCTAATAAAGCTACTCGTTCTCGAAAGAGGAAGCTCGACAAATAGGGTTATAGATAGTAGTCTTTTGCTGGTAATTACCTTGACAAGCCATGCTAGGGTTCCTTAAGCGAAATAAATCTTTTAGGACGGAGAACGCATCTCCGTCAGACGTTGCGATGATGTCGCGGTTTCTTGTATCTACTAAAGAGCGTGACTATATTGAACGCGCTTTAGGTATACCTATTCATAAGTTTACTGACTATCAGTCTTACTTAGACGCTGGATGCAAAAGAGTATGGGTTACTTTTAGGTGTATGAGGCTGATAGAATCTCGTGTTATATCAGCTAGATTTAAAGTAGTTGATCCTAATAAGAACGGTAGCAGGGTTTCTGGTGCTGGTAATTTTTCTGAGGGAGGCTTTCTTACGGAGCCTAACCCTTACGATACTTGGACAGATGTAATGGCTCTTACCTGTTGGCATCTTGGGCTTACAGGAAACGCTTATTGGCTTAAAGATGAAGTTGATTTGGTAGGTAGACCTACCGCACTTTATCCATTACTGCCTCAGCACATCGAACCTGTCCCAGACCGTAAGCAGAAAATATCTTCTTATATTTACAGAGTTAATGGGCAAGAAATTATTTTTGATGCTAAAGAGATTATACACTTTAAGCGCACGCACCCTAACGACTTGTGCATGGGTCTTGGAGACGTAGAAGGATCTGAAGCCGTTTTTAACGATTTTATTAACAAGGATACCCTTAACGAAAAGTTTCTTAGTCAAGGTGCTCAGCCCTCTGGTATCTTACACAGAAAAGATTCTATCGAGGATCAAGATCAGTGGGAGGCACTTAAGTCTAAGTGGGAAGCTGACTACGGTGGTAAAGAAAACGCCGGAAAGACGGCCTTTCTTAACGGTGATTGGAATTACATTAAGCTCGGCATGACTATGGCTGAGATGCAAGCACTGGAAAAAGAGAGGTGGACTACTGAGCAGATTATTCTTAATCACGGTGTTCCTCTTTCTGTCTTTGGGCTTAAGAATGCTCAGAATTATGCTACATCTAGGCAAGAGGAAGTTAATTTTAGACGTTACACTATCGTTCCACTCATTGACGTTATCGTTACTAAGCTGAATAACGATGGTTTTATTTCTGCTAAAAACGCAAACCTTATGCTGTCCTATGACTTTGATGGTCTTGTGGACATGGAGCAGATCTCTAAAGATTTTGGTCCTTTGGTTGATAGGGGTATTATGACCCGTAATGAGGTTAGAGAACGGGCGCATCTTGAGTTGGTAGATGATCCTCTTATGGATATATTTACTGTGAATTTTCAAGTTATCCCTCTTGAGATGTCTGGGTTAGCAAGCCCTACCGATAATGAGATCTCTGAGTCCTTAGAAGATAAGAGTTATCACGACGAAGATGACGATGAGGAAGAGGATGAGGAGCAAGAAAAAGATGTAAGTGCCGCAGTTCGTAAAGGTCTACAAAAGAAAGTTAAGGATCATAACGAAAAAGTAGGTAACGCTAAAACAAAGAGGACTAACCTACGCACGCTTATAGCGGTATTTAAACGGGGTGTTGGTGCTTATAATACAAATCCAGGCTCTGTTAGACCGAACGTTACATCGCCAGATCAGTGGGCTTACGCTAGAGTAAACTCGTTCTTATATGTCTTAAGAAACGGTAGATTTAGGAGCGGCAAGCATGACACAGACCTTCTTCCTAAAGGACATCCTTTATCTAGTAAAGGGTATCACGATGGTGAAAATCCTCCCGGATTGGTAGAAAATCTTTATACTGAAGGTGGAGAGTTAGTCTTGACAAGAACGGGCGAGGAATATGTAGGTTATTACCATATACATCCAGACGGAGGACCTATGGTGGGAGCAACCCATAGCGATCAACCTCACGCTTACTTGACTTACATAAGACAAGAAGAACAAGAAGACTCTTACTACGACGATGAGGAAGAGGATAAATATAGCTACGATGACGAGGAAGAGGAAGATAAATCCAGCTACAACGATGACGAGGAAGAAGAAAAAGCTGTTAAGCGCAGAAAACCCCCAAAAGGAGCTATAGCCTCCTATAGAGATGGAATTAGGCGGCATGAGAATGGGGAAACAGGTGGTGGCTTGGAGCCAATAACTGTAAGGATGGCTAAGGACTTTATCTCTGGCGGTATGCCTACTGATGAATGGACTTCTAAAGCTAATCGCTGGTGGGGAAGAAATAAAAGATTCTTAGACGAACCAAAAGGTAGCCCTGCTTATGCCGCAGCACAGCTTTGGGGCGGCAGGGCTGGCATGACTTACTGGCCTTCTGAGGCAAGAAGAAGAGAATTGATATAGGGCGGTAGCTATGAGCGAAGCCTTTAATAGAATAAGGACTCGTTACCGCCGTGAGTCACCTTGGAAGATATTCCAGAGGTATAGTCGCAGTAAAATGCCCGACGAGGGCTGGACATGGGAAAATACGCGAGGTGATGCAGGTGTTAAGCTTAACTACGACATCTCTAATATACAACGTTTTGCTCGTGGTCGTGGACAGAGACTTCTTGACGAAAAATTGTCTAAGTATTTTAAGAGGCTTAAAGAGTCTATAATAGACCGAGCATTATCTACTTCTAGAAGAGTTTATGGCGTTAGGTCTGAAGTAAGACTTACGCAAGACCAACAAGCGTCTATATGGGAAGAATCAATTATCAGCGTTCTCGCTGTTATGTCTGATGAGTTAGTTCTTGATATTCTTCCAGCAGTTCAATCTGTATCTTCTGATGCTTATGTTAAGGTAGGCTCCTTGCTGAACAGGACAAATTTAAATGAGCCTTGGCAGCCGTTACCTGCCTTTCGATCAGAGTTAAATCAGAGAGTTAATGAGGTTGCCTCTGGTATTAGGGGTATTAACGAAACTACCGAAAGAAGGATTAAGGAGGTAGTAGCTGGATCAATACAGTTAGGGTTTAATCAGGCTGAGGTGGCTAACTCTATAAGAGACGCTAATAAGATAGGTGAGTCTAGAATTGCTACTATATCAAGAACTGAGATGGGCAAGGCTTCGGATTTAGGCACTAAATTATCAATGAAACACGCAGGGTCTGTGAGCCATCTTTCGGTTTTTGGTTGTGCGGGTGTTGAGATTGCATCACCGCACATAGACGGTAATCCTACCTGTAATATATCTAATGTTCCTATATGGAGAGAGCGTGAGCTTGTGTTTCACCCTAATCATACCGGCGTTATATTCGCTTCTGGGTTTTATCTTAGGGATGGATCTCCTCCCCCATTAGTAATGGAGGCGTTCCCTTACACAGGCCCAGCTAGGGTTAGATGATCAATTTGCACGATGTGCAAAACTTCTTGCGTATAATATTGTCAGAGGTTACAGTAAATAGCATGGGCAAGATTACTATTACTAATCCCAAACCTGCGGCTAAGAAAACTATCAGCATAGTTAGCAGCAGGGAGAACAAGAAGAGCCAAAAGTCTCCTGCACCTAAGCGTCCTAGCATGGTAGGCAAGACTATTATGTTTAAGCTCGGAGATCAGCCTGTGGTAGCTGTTGTAGCGGCAGAGAAAGGCTCAAACTATGATGTTCGGTTATGCTTGCCAAATGCTTCGGGTGTTCTTGTTGCCGCTAAAGAAGCTGGAACTACTATTTCTAGAGACTTGGCTACGCCTTTGGATGCCGTAGCATTGCTTGATCGTGATGCAAAATCTTTCCAAACTCGTGATCCTCTGGAAAATTGTAAGGCTGCTGTCGAAGTTAAGGACGGTGATCTTACCGTAGATTATAAAAATGTAACTTTTGAAGGTTACGGTTCTACATTCGCCTCTACTACTCCAGAAGACAGAGACGGTGACTACATAGAGGCCGGTGCTTTTGATGCATCCCTTAAGAGCTTTAGAGAAAATCCTGTAATGCTCACTGACCATGTTCGTGAGGTAGGAAACCTTATGGGTCATTACTCAGAGGTTAGCGTTAATGATCGCGGCCTTGCCCTTAAAGGCGTAGTCACTAATAGCCCACACCCAGACGCTGTTCATACTAGATACCAAATTATGGAGGGTTCTCTTAAAACTCTCTCTATTGGAGGAGGCTTCTTCTACAAGGAAGATTATAAAGGTATTGAGGAAATTGATTTATATGAAACTTCTCTGGTCGTTGTCCCCGCTAATCCAGACGCAAAATTTCAAGTCCGCGCACTTGATGAGCAGTTTGTAGAGAAAGCATTTGAAATGCATTGCAAGCGATTCGGAGGTGAACTCCGACTAAAAAATTCTGCTTGACTAGCATATAAAAATTGAAGACAGTATATTTTTAAGATTTTCTGCCTCAAGCCCCGAAAGCACATTGTAAGTAAGAGGTCAGCCGGAAAGCCATAAGCAAACCCTAACTAATAATAATAACTTATTAATTATTCACTCCATGAAATTAACACTCAAGGAAAAACTGCGGTTGGCGGCTCTCCATTCTAAAGCCGGCCACCTCAGCGACGAAGAGAACAATGAGCTTTCGGACCTTACTGCTAAGGCCGGTGAGCTTTTTGACGCTATCATCAAGGACTACGCTCCTGATGTAGAAGACGGCGAGGGCAACAGCCCCGAAGACACTAAGACTACCTCAGAAGAGCTTACTAGCCTTATTACTAAGGCAGTCAAGGACGGTATTCCAGCAGGTTCAGGTGTAGACGTTGACAAGCTCAGCGACGACATCGTTAAAGCCGCTAAGGAAGGTGTTCCAGACATTAAGCAAATCGAGGCTGTTATCGTTAAGCATAACGGTGGCACTGGCATTGATAAAGAAGCTCTTGTAGCTGACATCAAGAAAGCTATTCCAGCACAAGCTCTTACCGAAGATAGCATGAAGCAAATGCTTGATACTTTCGCTTCCTCCATTAAGCAAGCCTCTAAGGTTGAGTTTAATGCCGGAAATGGTAACGAGTTCCCTGTTGAGCATCGCTCAGGCAACCTGTCTGTTGGACAAAAGCAGCTACTTAACCTCTGCCTTGCTCACGTTTCTGACGAGCGTAAGTCTGAGATGAAGTCTGCTGGAGTAGAAGTTCCTACTTCTATGAACCACGGCATCAGCGAAGATCAGGTTAAGTCTGCCCATGCTGTTGGCGCAGCAAACATTAAGCGTGCTCGTCATGCTGTTGTTTACGGTGGTAAGGCTCTTACTACTGGCGGTTCTGGATCAGGTGCTGAGCTTATCCCAAGCGACCTTTCTAGCGACCTTCAGGCTCGTATGTATCTTGAGTCTCAAATCGCTGCTGAGTTGCTTGCGTCTGAGATTGATATGCCAACTAATCCGTTCAAGTTCCCTATGACCACTACACGGACCAGCTTCTTTGTTGGTTCTGAGGCACCGGGTTCTGATCCTACGGCTAGTGAGCCTGGAACTAGCGACATTACGCTGGATGCCAAGAAGCTTATCGGAATGAGTGAGTATTCTTACGAGTCCGACGAAGATGCTATCATCGCTGTGCTTCCCCTTCTTACAGAGAATCTTGCAGCAGGTGCTGCTGATGCTTTTGAAGGTGCTGTAGTTAACGGTGATACCGCTGGAACTCACCAAGACTCTGACATTGATGCAGTAGCTGGTCACTCCAGCAAGCTGTTTAATGGATTGAGAAAGCTAGCTCTTGCTAATACCGGAGCACTTTCAGTTGACATCAGCACTGGAGGTATCTCCGCTGCTAATATCATCGAGATGCGTAAGAAGCTTAAGCGTTGGGGCATCCGTCCACGCGATCTTATGCTGGTAGTAAACTCACAAGCTTACAACGAACTCGTTTCGCTTGATGAGACCCTTACCTTTGATAAGGTGGGTAACGCTGCTGCTGCTCGCATCCTTACTGGTGAAGCTGCTTCCATCTTTGGAATCCGCATCGTTGTTTCTTCACAAGTGCGTGAAGATCTTAACGCTAGTGGCGTTTATGACGGCACTACCACCACTAAAGGTTCTATCCTCCTTGTTCACCGACCTTCTTTCATCGTCGGTTCCAAGCGTGGATTTACCGTTGAGGTTGACGTAGATAAGAAGCGACAGATTAACTCTGTTATCGCCTCGTTCCGCAGGGACTTCGTGCCTAAGGAGACTCCTACGGCTGCTGTCCCATCCGTTGTTATGGGATTCAACTACGATGCCTAATCCCTACCAAATTCCCTCTCTAGCGAGTATCGCCCCTCGTTAGTGTTGGTAGCACATAACACCCCGTCTAGTTCGTTAGTCTAGGCGGGGTGTTTTTTTGCACTCTGTGCAATTCTTAGTGTTTATTTTAAACTTGCACTGAATCGCAAAGTCTAGTAGCATTATATCTGCTACCTTTAGATTTAATGAAGAAAGTTCAATACATAGGCGATACAGTAAATACCTTGTCTAGATTCGGTCAGGTAAAAAAGGGAGATAAACTCGATCTCTACGAAAAAGAATGGGATCTCATCTGTAAAGATGAAGTGGCGGCTAAAAGTAATTATAAGATTATTACTAAGCCTGTATCTAAAGAAGAAAGAGTTATTGCTGAAAAAATTAAACCTCTCGGTACACCTAGGTTTGATTTAAGATCTGTTCCTTGGGAGCATAGTAAGATTATTAATATCCTTGAATCCCGTGTGTCTAAGTTACGCTTGGTTAAAATGGTAGGGGCTATTAACGACATCGGGGGAGTTATATCTAAATCCTCAGTTCATGATACAAGAGCTATGCTAGTTGATCGTATAGTCGAAGGGGCTAGGCTTATGGGCTGGACTAAGCTTAGTAAAGTTGAACGCTTGGCTCTGCCTAAGTGGGACGGCACTGAGACTAAGAAAGAGTCTTCTGGTAATGCTAAGCCATCTAAAAAGGAATTAGATACTAAGAAAACTTCTTCTAATAAACCCAAGACAAAAGCTCTACGGTCGCGTAGAGTGTCTGCGGCTTAATGTTACTTAGAAACAATCATCTAAACAAAGGATATATTATGAGCACTAAACCTACTACTAAAGCTACTATAGAGAGACTTCTAGCTTCCCAAGGAGCCTCTGATAACGTGATTCAGACTGTATGCGCTCAGTTTGATCAATGCGCGTCTGAAAAAGAACGTTCTGATCTACTTAACAAACTTCAGCGTAAAGCTGGAGGTGCATCTAAGTCTGCTCAGACTAAAGAAGCTAAAGGTGGTTCTACTAAAGCTAAGACCGTTAAGGCTAAGACCATTAAAGCTAAGTCGCCTAAGAAGTAATCTAATGGCTCTGGAAAGACCATACTGCTCTATCTCAGACGTATCCGGCGAAACGCAAAATAGCGATGCGCCTGATTCTCTTTACGAGAACGCTATTAATACAGCGTCTCGTTATGTAGAAGAGTATTGCCAAACTGATTTCTGGTTTCACGATTACAGTTCTACTGCCTTAGAAGTTCCTAGGTCTTGGGTTACTAAAAATATAGTTACCTTGCCTTGGCCTATTATTACTCTTACTGACCTCTGGGTTTACTCTGATAGGGAAATAGGTGCTGTAGATAACGATAAGTTTGATTTTGACGAGTATTATTTTGACGTTGGGAGAAGTCAAATACGTGCAGAGGGTGGTGTATTCGGGGAACAACATCCTTTTGTGCTTAATATGGAGCTAAAAGGCACGTTTGGTTATCCTATTACCGATAACGAAACTCCCCCAGCTACTTTGCCTCAATCCATTAGAAGAGCTTGCACCCTTATTGCTGCTAATTTCTCAGGTGAAAATAATAAGCAAGTAGTAGGGCTTGATGGTGTAGTTACGAGTATGTTAGATACCTCAGTTCCCTCAGAAGCTACGATGCTGCTTAAAAAGTATCGTCAATGGTCTAACTATGCTTTATGAGGGTTAGTGTTTCCTCTGGGGCTACAATGCGTGCGTTAGGAAAAATTTCCTCTGCACTAACTGCTTCTGGTATGGATCCAGGAGTTAGGAAAGCTGTTCTTGCTACTAAGGATAAGGTTCGAGATCTTACCCCTAAAGGATGGACGGGCGCGACTCGTGCTGCTTGGGAGATTAGAAAGCAAGGCCCGTCTAAGTATATGTTATATAATAGAACTAAAACTATTCACTTCTTAGACGGAGGGACTAAAGCTCATGGACCAGTTAGGGCGCAAAAATTATTTATACCCCTAACTATACGCGCTGGCAGGGCTGGAGCGTATAGAGCACTTAAAAACAAATCTTTTGTAAGAGGCAGAGATTATGTATTAGCTAATAAGGTTAGAGGCATCCGACCCCTTAATATCTCTAAGAAAGGCCGCGACTTTGCGGTTGCCCGATTCCCTTCGCTTGTGTATGCTAGCGTTGCGTCTAGAATGAGGTGATGGCTAAGACAGATACATTTCAGCTTACTACCCCTGCTTGGGTTGTTAACGAGCGTTTAATTTATCATTCTCAGAATGGAAGAATGCTTGATGGTTTGAATTATGATAAGGAGGGTAGGTTAAAAGTTGATGGGTATGATGATATGCCAGCACTACAGCCTAGATCCTTGCAGCATATCGAAGATATATCCCCAGGCCAAGTTTCCGGCCAAAGTAGCAGGGCTAATAGCCCTATAGCACCCTCTATAACATTAACGTTTCGTTTATACTGCGCTAGAAAAGACTTCTTTTTCCGTAGGACACCCGAATCTGGGGGTAAAAAAGGTTTGCTTGAGTGGATTGCTTTAATATGTGACGCTATCGAGACTACTACTGATGGTCTTGATGAGCCTGATTCCCGCCTTCTTAATACCCTAGAAAAGCCTGTATCATTTAGGACCTTGGAAAGTGAAACACCTTCTCAGTTAGCGTTTGAAGCTTTTTTAGAAGTTACACTGGATACACGGCATTATTGCAGAGGCGAACGCTCTGCTTCCTTTCCAGAAGAATTAGGTTAATTTTGCCGTTGACTAATTTCCTTATAAGAGGGATACTCTTTAGCAACCCAAATTGATTATAAATTATGCCAGCTTGCGGAACAATAGTAGGACAAGCCCTAGAGTTCGGAATTACTGATGATGAGGCCAGCCTCACAACTCAGTCCGTTTCTATGACTAATAAGATGGATAAAAAAGAGGCTAGAGATAGCTGTGGAGTCATCGTATCGGTGGCTTACTACAACCCTACCTCTGAAATCTCTATCGAAGGTCTTGGAACGGTTTCGGCAACTGTTGGAACTACCCTTAGCCTTAGTGGGACTTATCTCACACCAGGCGGTGGCTCTACAGCAAGACCCATCTACGTTGATGAGGTTACTGTCGAAAAGGAGAACGAAGAGTTCGTTAAGTCCTCCATTCGTGCTACGTCTTATGACGGGATAGCTTCTAGCTAATAGAAGCTTTTGCCCGTTGTGCAAAAACGACATCTAAAGGGGAGGGCTTTGAACCTCCCTGAGATGGAACCGTTAACATGAGTAAAGGAAATATTGTAGATAATTCGTTCGTTTTTGATGAGCCTAAAGAACCTGAGCAGCCTCTAACGAAGCTAGCTCAAGGTTCTTTTGTGTATCAAGTTCAAAACGTTGATCTGGCTTGCTGCCTCTTATCTGTAGGCATCCCCCTGCGAGAAGACCCTCCCTATGTTTATGCGGAGATGGCAGATAATCGCAAAGTTATCGTGTGGAACTTTGAAAACGAAAACCGTGAGGGTGATTTAAAAACGGGGGATCTTGTAAAGGCATTCTCTGAGGATATGAAATTTATTGACGAGAATCCTGCACATCCCTTTACCTTCGCTATGTGCTCTATGAAGAACCGTCAGAAGCTGATGGAGCATCTTAAAGACTCTGTGCCTTGGGTTGCATTTAAAGGCAGGGGTAAAGGTCTTTTGTTAGTTAAAAAAGGCTCTAAAAAAGAAGCTAGATGTATAGCTAAAGGGATGACTAGGACTGACCCTATGAAAGATGGTAGTGCGCCTAAAAGAAAATAATCATGAGTAAAGAATTGCCAGATACCCCAAATATGATCTCAGAAATGTTAGGCGATGAGCCTACTATTCTAGGTCGCACAGTAAGGCCAGTTACGTTAGCTACTGTTGCTCTCTTAGAGCGAATCGGAAGCCCTCTTATCGCTGGTGTTAAGATTGAGGCAACGCCTGAGATTACTATGGAGTGCTTGAAGTTCTTGGTTCTTCAAACTGGTGATCTAGAAGAGGCTCGTCAATACTCTCTTAATTTGGCTAAGCTTGATACTGCTGCTTTAGATTTAGCCGATTCCATTTTACCTAAAGAGGCTGAGGATGTGCTTAATCAGATTGTTAGCTTGCTTCAAGATTCTATGAGCACTCAGGTTGAGCCTTTAGTTGAGAAAGAAGATCAACAGGTGGATGATTCTGAGGGAAACTCGTAGGGCCGCCGTGGAGGGTAAGGATCTGCTCCGTGGTGGCCGAAGTAAGTAATCATACTGTTGATTATGTTCATAATAATATGCCTTTGAAGTCGGTATTTGCTTATGAGCACGTATATTTTCTTAAAAAAGGCTTTAAGATTAAAGATTTATCCGCTGAACAGTCTCTTGCAGATTTAATATCTGAAGTGTAGACTTATCTTATGGCTTCAGTCCCTCCAGTCGCTATCCATTTTCACGCGCATACCGCTCAGGCGCAAGCGGCTATGACTCAGCTTCAAACTTCTCTGGGAGGGGTTGGTGGTGCAGCAGATAAAACCCGCCTAACTCTGGGCGGTATGATGCACAATTTTAAGAACATCGGTGTGGGTGTGGCAGCTATTACCGCAGTTCATAAAGCCTTTCAGACGCTTACAGATACTATTAAATCTACTGTCCAAGTAAACGCTGATTTTGAGGCTTCTATGTCGCACGTTAAGGCGGTTTCTGAGCAGAATGTTGGATTTACTATAGCTCAGTTTAAAGAGATGACGGCTGAAGCTCGTCGCTTAGGTTCTACTACAAGATTTAGTGCTGTAGAGGCTGCTGAGGGTCTTAAATTTCTGTCTATGGCAGGTCTGTCGGCTAAAGAATCAACTCAAGCTTTAGAGTCAACTTTGAGGCTTGCACAGGCTGGTGCGCTTGAGCTTGGCACTGCGGCTGACATCGTTACTAACATTATGACGGCGTTTGGTGCTTCCTTTCAAGACACTGATCGTTTCGTTAATGTTTTAGCTAAAGCAGCAGCTAACGCTAATACAGATGTTGAGCAGTTAGCTATGGGTATGAAGTTTGTAGCACCAATCGCTTCAGGCTTAGGTAGGAGTTTGGAGGAGACTACTGCTGCAATGATGACCCTTTCTAACGCAGGTATTCAATCTGCTATGTCTGGAACTGGATTACGTATGCTACTTAGCACCTTGTCTAAGGAGAATGGTAGGACAGTTAGAGAGCTAGAGGCTTTAGGTTTGAAGTTTGAAGATTTTGATCCAAGCAGTAATAGCTTAGTTGATACCCTTAATGAGCTTAGGAAAGTATCTGACTTACCTGATGGGGCTTCTAAGTTTATGGCTGCTTTTACTCAAAGGTCTGGTGCTGCGGCATTGGTCTTAGGTAAGCTGGTAGATGATGTTGAGGGTTTTGAGCGTATCTTAAAGGATTCCGAGGGTGCAGCCGATCAGATGGCTCAAACTATGGATGATAACTTGAAAGGTGCGGTAGTGCTGCTGGTGTCAGCCTTTAAAGAGTTACAGCTACAGCTTGGAAAAAGCGGTATTAACGATGCCCTAAGAGACGTAGTTAATGGTGTTACAGAGTTTCTTAATACGCTTAATCAGGAAGGAGGGGCTGCTAGTTTTGGGCGGGATATAGCTGTCGGTCTTAGGTCTGTTGCTAGTATTCTAGGAACTATCTCTAAGCCTTTTATTGGGGTCATAAAAATAATACATGAACTTAGGCACGCATTAAAGGGTATTGTCGTGGGTTTTATGGCTGTTAAGCTAGCTTCTAAGATCTCTGCTATGCAGATGAGCTTGGATTCTAAGAAAAATATTGCGAATGCTAAGAGAACAGCAGCGGTTGTTAAAGCACAGGCTCTGGCGATGCGTCGGGCTATCCAGGGTATAATTGGCGGTGCTGTTATTGGTGCGGCTTTGATGATTATAGAGGGGTTTATCGGTCGTGCTCAAAGAAGGCTGATGACGTTGCAGGAGCTAGGTCAGGGAACACAGGATACTTTTGAATTTACTGGACAAATTAGTTCTGGTCTTAAAAACGCGCAGTCTGAGGAAGAGTTAAACTCACTTAAAGAGCAGATACAGCTTAGGAGGACGCAAATTGAGCAAGAGCGTGAGAGGTTGCTAGAGCAAACGAGTAATTCGGAGGTCGAAGCTGATATTGAGAGGAGTTATAGGCAGCAAGTTAAAACTATGACTATTCTTGAGAACCTTATAGACAGGGAAGGGGCCGCGATTGTAGAGAAGGCAAAAGCGGCGCAGAGAGTTAGAGATACTTTATCCGAGTGGAATGACGAACTTGCTGAGGCTGCTGAAAATTCTGATACGCTTCTAACTAACATGGAGAAGGCTGATTTAGCTGCGGCAGAGAAAAAAGCTAAAGTTGATGCTGGCGATGATGAAACCTTGGAAGCTGAGCTTCTTCTTATGGTTCATGGGCTTGAAGATTTAGATGAGGCGAGAGATGAGTTACAAGCATTAAAAGATAAAGCCGACGAAGCTCAGCAATTTGGGGATCTTAGCCAAGAAGACCTTAATGCGGAAATGAAGGCTAGATTCGCTGGATTGTCTGCGGCGGATAAAAAGGAATTAGATCCTACTGGTAACCTTGACGAACATCAACTTCAGAAGAAATTTGTTGAGGGCCTACTTGTAAGCGAAGGTGAGGTTGAGAGAGCTTCAATGCTGCATGGTCTTATAGAAAAAATTCAAACTCTCCAAAGAAAAGGGCGTGAGGATGAGATCAAGGCTGCTAACGAAAAAGTAAATAAGCAGAAAGAGCTTGATATGGATAAGGCGATTATGAAGGCCAAAGTCGCGGGGGATAAAGACGAAGTTAAGCGTCTGGAACGTCAGCGTGCTATTAAGCAAAAGACGGCAGAGCTTGAAAAGAAAGGCATTGCAGATGCTGCTAAGCAAGCTGAAGAGCTTGTAGATATGCAAGCTAAGGTTGATCAGTTAAAAGATGACCCTAAAATGATGCAGTCGGGGGCTGTCGCAGGGGCTATTAATACTATTATGGGGAGAACTACTGAAGCGCAGATAGCTGCTGAAACGGGTAAAACTCGTACAGCCGCAGAGAAGACTGCTATTGAGTCTGAGCTTACCCGTAAAGCTATTGAAGAGATGAATAAGTTACTTGGATCACAAGGAAGATTTACATGAGCGAAAACATTCATATTGGATTATCTGGATCTGGTTCTACCGCCTACCAAACTGATGGAGAGGCGGGGTCTATAGAAGATGGCATCCTTAACGGAACCTTAACTTTTCATGTAGGTAGTCTTGATGATGCAAAAACTCACGGCCCTTCTCACTACGAAGGTGCTCCCTTGATTCGCCGTCAGTGGAAGTGGTCCGGCCCTGACGAAGGTTATGACCTTACCTTGACTTATAGCGGCCCTGAGAATACAGCAAGCGGGGAAGGATCGTGCGAGCTTGATGTTTCGTTTGCTGAACGTTCTTTGGCTCAACACCCTAACTTAGAGAAGATACTTACAGTTTATAAGGGAAAGCTAGATCCTAGGACTCAAGACGTTACTTTTAGTCCTAAGCTTGAGTCTTCCGCTAGTGGAGGTATTCAAAGCTCAGATAGAAGAACTACAAACCCTATGTTTGGGGTTGAGACTTATCTTTATCTTGCTGCTGTAGTAAGAGAGACGAAAGTTGAAAGTAAGCCACCTAATTTGAAGCAAATAGGCACTATGCTGAATAGAGTTCCCGGAGGGTATAAAACGCCTAAGGATCATAATTGGATGTTTATGCCTCCTAAGTCTAGAAAGTTAGCTAGCGGAGACTATGAGAATCAATATGAGTTTCTTTTGTCAGAAAAAGGTGGGTGGCCTAAGCACGTTTATGGTTTTCTTATAGAAGGACAAGGATCTTTAGCTAATACCGGAGGTTACGGATCTGGCTCCCTGTCTAGCGGAGGTGTTCAAGGATCTGGTGGATTATACAGCTAAGTTTTGCCCTTCGTGCAAATGACAAATGAACCCATTAAAATTACTGACTTAAAGGCTAAGAGAGGCGATTTAGTCCTCCCTAAATGGGAAAGATTAGTTAGATACGTTGGTTCTACGGATATTATTCCGGGAGGGTTCTTTAAGATTACTAGGCTCCCTAACGGCACTATTGTAACCCCAGCTAAAAGATCTATACCTTGGCTTCACCCTTTTATGGTAGCGATTAATGCTTCAGAAGAGTTTGAGATGTATGTAGGTAGGGGAACTGTTAATAACATAGTCCCTTGGGTTAGCGAGGATGTTCAAGTAGGTAATACTGATCCTAATACTGGTCAGTTCGTAGGCGTTAAGGTAGAACCACAACAAGAAGGTTCTTCTTGGATTGCTGTAGGCGTTAACATACAGGGAACTGATTCTGAGTTTGCGTCCTTAGAGTTGGCTGATCTTGTAGCAGAAGGTGCTTCTGGGTTTTCTCAGTTAAGAATTAAAGAGATTAAAGAGCTTCCAGCGGGTAGAGGATCTGGAGGTGTGCAGACTGATGAAAGGGGTTATGCGTGGTATGCTCTGGCTCAGATGGATTGGCTAGATAACGAGCTAGAAGATGTATATCAGATAGTATATCATAATTTACAGCATTCAGTAGCTAGCTCTAAAGTAGCAGGGGTTAAAGTCAAAGAAAGACACTTCTTTTATCCTAATTAATGCCTATATCATTTACATTACCTAACTACGATAAAAGTGAGCCTTTCGCAATAAAGCACGATCACTGGAACAAGGTGTGTACTCGTATTTATCAGAATAGGCCACTCTCTACAGGCCCTAATCCTAGGGCTAATCAGCTAGATCATCCTTGGAGGTTGTCCGTTGAATGGGATGAGGCTACTAATCAGTTTGCAGCTAGCCTTAACCCTGGATTTGTAAGAGGCGGTAATGTAGAAGTTAATGTTCCTGAGTCTTTCTGCGGCCAAAAGACACTTAGACGGTTAGAATTGTCCGGCGATAGCGAAGATTCGGTTACTGCTTATTTAACAGAGAGACCTAGGATACCCGTTAATAATTGGGCGAATGTCATTAATGCTGACGGCTTAACTCAAGTCCCATATACGATACCTGAGTGGTTTCACGATCAAGGCGTGCCTAGGCCAAAAACACTTGCTTCTGTAGATGATATACAGAGTGGTATTCTTTTTGAATCTGGATCTGGTCAATCTGTAGCCGAAGAAGATAAGCGTTTGCTAAAAGCATCTGATTTTACGCTAAAGCAGTTCCGACCTATCTTAGAGGCTATACCTGTCGCCGGTGCAGCACCCTCTAGTGTAGCTATTGAAGTGCAGGTTGATTACGTTTTTGCTAGAGACAGGAATCCTCTTTATGTTTCTCAGTCTATTACTAGTGCCGTCCCTTCTGATTCAGTAGAGGCAACGGCTATGCAGATTCTTGATGGATCAGCTAATGAGCCTATAACTGATGAACTGCACATGGCTCGCGTATGGCTTATGGGTCCTCCCGGGAATCACGACGAGACCGTTACTTCTGAGTGGGAAGTTGTAATTCAGCATTTGTGTCATTGGAATCTTGATTATACGATAGACGTTGATATTAATAATGTTCCACCGTTTTTTATAAGCAACCCTGCTGGATTTCTTGCTACAGGGTTATTTGTGGCTCAGAGTATTGTTGATTCTACTAATGCAGCTTTTGATGAAGCGCGCTCTGCACTTAATACAGCTAAGATAGCAGGGGGGTTCTGGACAGTATGAGTGGTCTTACCCCTAAAGGGGAATCTGAGCTTTTAGAGGATGAGGATCTTAGAGATCCTACGGGCTTAGAGCCTTTATTCCCTTTTAATATGATACCCTTCCCTATTGATATAGCGGTAATTGGCGGGGCTATACCTAAAAAATCTGACCTTATCGGTAGTGTGGATGAGGCAGAGACTTTTAGGCCTGGAGAAATTATCCGCACTGAAGAATGATTGATGTCCTTAACTTGACTGATTGCCTACTAAACGTTACCCTAACTTAATTTATTATGGACCTATCTGGATATTTCGATATTGGAACTAAGGGCTTTTTTAGTTCTCTAGATGGAGACTCTGTGGCTGTCGGAGGGGTAGTTGTGGGTGAGACTATCCGTATTAAGGCGAGGTTTAGGGAGACTAGAGAAGGAATACCTATTGAGGTTGAGCCTACTATTAATGCTATAACAGCTAGTATTGGTGTTGTAGATACGCGCCCTACCTCCGGCACTTGGGTTTTAGATATTAACGGAGAGGACACGGCAACTATTGACCACGACGTTTCTGCTGCTGATCTTAAGACCGCTATCGAAGCACTTGCGTCTTTCTCTTCTGGTGATGTTGAGGTTATTAGCAGAGATGAGTCATTAATAGTTACCTTCCCTAATGACCCTACTACAATTCAGACTTTTACTATAGAGTCTAATAGAATACATCCAGTATCTCACGTTAGGGTTCGGACTTACGAGCGAGGCGGTATAGTGGAGCATGAAATTAGAGTTATTAGAACTCCTGTTGCTCATACCTCTGACTATGAGCTTCAGAACCCGCCAATACCTACTGTTACTGAACTTCGTGCGGGTGCTGTATCTGGGGATACTAAAATCCCTGAGATACAAAAGATGTTTATCCCCGCTACATTTAAGGGGACGTTTCGTCTTAGTAGGGGAAGTGCTAGGACTAAGCCTATATCTCTTAGCGACACCGTAGAGGATATTCAAACTAAGCTTAAGGTTTTGGCAGACGAAGGTGGAAGTTGGACTGTAGAGAATCCTTACGAGTCTACTGCCTATATTTATTTTGAAGGTGATATGTCTGGTATAGACCAAGACCTTCTCGGAGTTGAAATTTTTGACGGTCCTAACGCAGATACGGTTATTACTCTTGATACAGCTACTAGAGAGATGGCTGATCTTATGCAGTCTCTAGATGAAACTACTCTGGTTCTGGAGGTTCGCTTACAAATAGAAGACCCTGACGATCCCGGAGTTTACTACTGGCACACAGTATTTCGTGAGGATGTTACTTTTGTAGAAGCTAGCGATTGGGACGAATTAGCTACTTCCGCTCCTATTAACTGGCTAAGACCTCCTACACACGTTAGCTATAATCCTTTTGATCCTTCTCAGGTATCTACAGGTAATCAGCATTACTCTACTCAAATTAGTTCTTCTACTACTACGGTGTATGTTATTGATCATAATTTGGATGAGGATCGAATTGCAGTTATTATATCTGAGAACTCCTCTCCAGGAGATTCCTTAGTGGAAGGGACTGATTATACTTTCGTTAGAAGTAATAGTAATTCTATTACAGTTACCTTTACGAGTGCTCCAGCGTCTCCTGGGGTTTTAATAACTGTGATGGGGCTTACTGAGACTTCTCAGTTTGATGATCATACTCACACAATCTCAGAAATTACTGGACTTCAAACTTTGCTTGATTCTATAAACTCACGTTTGTCTGCTCTTGAACTTATCGGGGGTAGTATAAGAAGCGAGGAAAATGAGGATGATCCCGGTGAGTCGGCTCGCTGGACACTTCCAAGTCTGTTTGAGGTTTATCCTGACCGTAAAAACGTATCTAAGACTCAATCTATAGAAGAAGGTCAAGGTCTTGTTGATTTAGACATGACTCCGTTTGGTAGAGCAGGTGGATTACTTCCAGCATTACATGATGTTACTGTAGAAGATTTGCCTGTTCCTGTCCCTACGGCTGGATCTGCTTACGCAAATAAAGTGTATCAAAATAATACAGGGAGTGACGTTCTTATACCTAGCGGCAGGGGCCATAAGAGTCTTACAGCTAAGGATGGAGATTTCGTAGGCTCTGACGGGTTTATATGGTATCCAGTTCTTAAGTATGGTGCTCACGATGATGTAGCGTTTACTACTACCTTTTCATCGTCTGCTAGCCTCTTTAATTTTGATACTTCAGCAACCCGTAATAATTATTTGCCGGAAGGTGCTGAGGTTCAGCTAGAGACTACAGGAACGTTACCTGCTGGATTATCTACAAGCGTTGATTATTTTATAGCAACAGCAGACTTTGACGCAGGAACTTTTACTCTTGAAGATAGTAGCGGAACTACTGTTACGTTTACTGACGATGGGTCTGGAACTCACAACATTACTGTTGTAGGTGAGACTTCTTTTTATCCTAAGCACTTTGAGCGTCTCCTGTTTGAATTACACGTTAATGATAATCAGCTTAGAACGAAAAAAACCCTTGATCTTAATTTCTCGTTAGAAGCAGCTATACGTGAGTCTGAGGTTAGAGCTTACTGGTGGCTTATGGTTGAGATAGGTGAAGCTGTGGAGGACACAACACCGTCTACTATAGGTCCAAACCTAGACAATATTAACTTCCGAGGAGTTCCTCTGTTTGAACAGCGTATCGTGCTTATGCCTACATCTACTATACATAGATTCGGAGCTACGATTCAACGCACAGTAGAGAGTTCTGTGGAGAAGTTTATTGCTAAGAAGAGGCTTTATGGTGCTGTATCTGGGGGTTGTGTTCCTCCTCGCACAGCTAATTTTGCAATTCGTGCAAGACTTGGTAGGTTTGATACGGAAGACGGTGAATCTGATCCTAGGGGTTTCGTAGTCCTTAAGGGTCTTAAGCACGACCAAGGAGAAGAGACAACTAGCGATCCACCGGAAGACGGAGTAGCTTTTATCTCTTAATTAATATGACAATTAACCCAAAGACATCAATATTATCCTTCTCAGAAGCTCAGTCTTATTCTGTGCAGTTCCTCTCCGATCCAAGCAGTGCTACTTGGTCTATTACAGATGGAGCCTTACCCGCAGGACTGACCTTGAGTTCTAGCGGCTTACTATCAGGGTCCCCTACTCTTGATTCGGCAGGGTCTATCTACAAAGCTACTATACAGGCTGATGCCTCTGGGGATGTAGGAACCCTTGATATTACTATGGGAGTAAAGTTCGCTAACTTTGATGCTTCTGCCGCACCTCAGTGGGATCTTAATCTGGATACTGGAGATATTACTGGCACGGGTGCTGTTGTTGATGAGGAGACCGGATTTAACACTTTTAGACTAAAGCAGTTTGATGATTTCGTTATTTCCTTCTCTTTAAGCAAATCTGGTATTATTCAAGATATACCCGTAACTAATTTTAAGATGCGTGTTAAGCAGTTTGAAGGTGAGCTTGGTGTTGATGTTCAAACGGGGACATTACAGAAAATAGGGGGTGGCGCAGGATTTACTAGGTTTAGATGTGGGGTGTCTTTTAGCGATGCTAATTTGGCTATCTTTCTTGAGGATCAAGCAGAAGACATTAATACAAACGTTAGGCTTATAGCTGATGCTACTTTTGACTATTGGCAAGAGACAGGAGGATCTACTCCTGATAATAATAGCAGAACGTCTAATCCTTTTCACATTGATCTAAGCCGTAAGCTTTAGTATGCAAACTATACCTAAGGTAGCTAACTGGCCTACTATGGAGGACATTTGTGTTGCTCTTGATAGGCAAGAGGTCCGTCCCTTGCGTATTCGTAGGAGAGCATGGGAAGTTACCGTTAGTGGTGTTCAAGTTGCTAATATATGGATTTACTACTGTGAAGGTATATGGTTTATCGAAGACACTGCGGGTAAAAGAATTGTAGCTGCTGATGAGTTTACTGAAGACGATTTTTACGGGCAGGATTGGACTTCCCTTAGTGTAGCTTGTTATCAAGAGGACGTTAGCTGCGATAGTGTATCTGAGTCGTATATTCTTGGGTTTTATCAAAGAGAAGAGACTTCTGAGTATCAGCCCGACATCTCTTCGCCTAACGCACCTACCTGTGGAGATGCGTGCGCTTTACCAATTCAACCACCGTCTGTCTCTGTTCCAAGTTCTGGTGGAGGCGGTGGAGGCGG